TAATGCTTTTTAATAAGAGGGCAACAGTGTTTCTTCTAATTGAAAAGCATTACGTTGTGCCGAACTTGATACATAAGATTCATAATTCATTACATTTTCATAAGTTTGATTATAATAATTGTATATAACCTCAACGGACGCACCTTTCATATCAGGGGGATTATTAATTAAGTTCTTGTACCTGTCATCCACTGCAAAACCAAAATCGAATGTCAGTTCCTCAAATTTATTATTTACACCATATTGCGGGGGTGTAACTCCCAATGGATTAGAAACCCCCTGTAAAGATGTAAGGGAGTTAATCCAGTTATGTAAAGAAGGTTGTTGATTGTAAGTACCGCTTTCGTCGTCAGAGGTACTAAACGCACCCCCTGGGGATCGAAGAATGGGTTCAATTTTTAATATTTCTTTGTCCCAATTTGTCACCATGTTTGTTGGTTGAGCGCCACGGTTTTGGGCGAAAACCAGACTGCTTATTTTATAAGAAATAGATCCAGCAACAGAAGTGCGATCCGAGACAAACTCGCCCGAAGAATCATAAACCTTGCCCAACCTATAGCGAATTAAATCAACATTATCTGGTTTATAGATAATGGTCTGCTTTCCTAAAGGGGGCGTCGTTTCATCATTATATGATGCAGAGGAAAATAATTTAATGTCGGTTTGTAATGGGGTCATTAGTATTGAGAAACCCCTCTTGGTACACGCAAAGTGGATGAATTTCTGACACCAGAAATATTATTACGCTGAGATAATGGGGATTGATTAGGGGAAACATTTTCTCTATAATATGTTATTTGATATTGTGGATTGTCCAAAGTTATTGACAGCGAATTTGATTGCTGCGGTTGCTCCTCTCTCTCTTCCATAATTATATTACTTTCGTTGTTACTTATGAAAAAATAATTATCAATTATAGGTAAATTATTATCATATTGAATATTAAAAGAAGGGTTAGAGTAGGGCAGCAACCTACAAAGCAATTTTTTATTAGATGTTCTTGCTTTATCAAAAACATTTTTTGTGAGAGGTCGCCAAATATCATCTTTAACCGAAATATTCCCATTTTTATTCTGTTGGTATCCACTTAAATATTGTACCACGGCAATATTTTGAAATAAGTTTTTAGCAATATTTTGAATCGCTGGTGTTGAAAAGGGGTCTTGATTAATAAGACTTGTTATTTCGGGGCGTATTGCAGGAGATGGGGAAAAATTAATATCTTTTATGATGTCCTGTGCTATGATGAGCGCCTTTAGTTGATTAGGTAAAACAGATATAACCTGGTTTGAATCGTCACAATCTGTAGAAAGGACTTCAGGATTAAATTGTGAAATGTTTGGTTTTTCTGCTTTGAGCACCATTTCACTAGATAACATAGATTTAAAAAAAGTGGTAGATTTAGCAATTTTGCTTGCAGTTGATTTTTTAGAGATTTTATTCTTTTTCAAACTACCACCTACATCATTTAATGATGCACCCTTGGAAATATTGTTATTGGTTGCCTTAAAAATTTTAGGGTTATTTTCGTCGCTCACAACTGAGGTTCCATATGTAACAGAGAAAAAGTTATCGAGTTTTCCATTTAAGGAATTAACTTCCTTGTCTAAGGAATTCTTTCCAACAGATCCAAGATTACTATTTAAATTTTGATTATTTTTGGAAGAAAGTCCCGTTATTACCATATCTACATATTGATCATCAAATGATAATACAGATTCGATACAATCAGGTTTTTCTCCCTGGTTGTAAACAATTGAAGGGGTGAAATAACTATAAGAGGAAATATCCAGATTCATCTGGGCATTGGGTAATGAAGGTACAGATACATCAGCATTAGGCGAAGAATAGATTTTTTCTACTTCGCTGTTCTTATACTCAACAAACTTTTCATAAGAAATAACTCTAATCCCCGGTGTTTGATTGGGGAGATCCTCATCCCTCATTTTGAAAAATACATTACCAAAATTTTTTAATATTTTAGTATCAACAAAAGTATCCCGAAATATATGATTTATTTTAATCTGATTGATCAAGGGATTGTTGTTATTTCTGCTTGCGCGACTCTTAGACACAGTATTTTGCTGATCTTTGGTCCCGTAATTTTTTCTAGAGAGGACAACGTTTCTACTTAATGTGTCGCTCATTTGCTGGAGGATTTCTAAAATTCTTATATATCCGTCCGAGGTTCCCGAAAAAGGGTTGAGAATATTTCTCATGGTCATCAAAGCGTTATCTCGTATATTTTGAGGGAACTCATTATAAGAAATTAAATTAAACGCCTCCATATAAACGGCGGGGATATCATCCCAGAAATCCCCGGAGATATTGATTAATTCTGTGTTATAGGAAATGTCCTTTATAAAAGAATTAGTAAACTTGTTCATTACCCCATCATAAAACTTTTGTTGATTTCTATTAGATAAGTTCTGTTTATCAAATGATTCTTCAACAGTTTTACGATCTTTTGTTATACCTATAACATGATTAATTTTTTTTAGTTTGTTTATCTGTTCACTAATTCGTGTTTTCAATTTTCCGAAATAATCAGATCTGTTATCCTCTATTTCTAACTCAATTTCATATTGATATAGTTCATTGTTGCGCTCACTAATTGATTTATCGGTGCCAACAATATAAATAATATTTTTAGAATTTTGCCGAATCAGGATATTTGAACGAGATGCTAATTGCGATACTCCATCGCCCGAAGAAGGGAGTGCATGAAATTCGCCATTTACATTTTTTGCCTCTATTATCATTTCTCTAGTGCGATCTACTAAATATGATTTTTGAAATTCCTTAGTATACCCCTTTCCTGTTTTAATGTACTCAAGCGCCGTTTCTCCTTTTTTATCCATATCGGCACTCTCCACACTTGACAAAGCAAGCACGGGATTAAAAGGTTTAGATGTGGAAAATACTTCTTCATCTAATTCAACTAACGGTCCACCTTTAGATTTAATTCTATAAACTTTAACAGAGGAAATGTTTATATATGGCATTAATTTGTTAATCGAATAAGATTTTAAATTCAAACTGTCTAGTGTCTTTGCCCTTACCAGGGAATTCATATCCACAGCAAAAGTAAAATCTATGTTCCCATTTGATTCTCGGGAAGTATATAAATTTGAAAAAATAGAATTGTTAACAACAGCGTTATTTTTTTGCTTGTTTTCTTCAACTGGTCTTTTAAATAAAGTATTATTTGCCACCATATTTAAAGATCGTAAATCGTGAATAGTGCTATTTTTAACAATGGTCCGGTCAAGAATAGGTTGGGCGCGAGTTCCACCATGTACCATTCCCCCCATATATCCAGTATAGGGTTGTCCATTGACTTCTACATCCCCATCGTGGTAATGAACTTCACCAGTCCAAACTTTACCCCCATTGGGTCCTGTGGTTTTAAAAACTGAAGATTCCCTAACCACTTCTCCGCTTAAAATAACCATTTCTTGTGTTATTTTAGAAATAGTGGGAATATCTAAGTCTCTAGTCTCACTTTCAACGTATGTAAATGCCGAATAACATAAGTGGTCTTGTTCTTCAGGAATTAAAACTAAACTATCGTTTCCTGGGGTGTTTTGCTTGGACGGAAATGAAACCACCTTATTGAAACTATATACGATTCCTTGTGGGGTTGCATTTGACTCTGCGAATTTTTGAGGAAGGGAATTTTCACTCTGATCGCCCAATAATTCTTTCAATGTAAAAAACGCGATACTGGTTCCATCAAGTAAAGATTTAGAAAAGTGGTCGTTGGATGTGTTCTGAATTTTTAATATCTGTGTCGATGAATTAATTTTTCTCCATTGTTGAGTTGCGGCGGGTTTGGTAGTTTGGACTACTGCTATCTTTATCGCATCTTTGATCTTTTTAGAAGATGGATTTTTAAACCAGGTAGAATATTTGCCGTTGTATATATCCTTTAATACTACATTTATATCGATTTTTAAAAATTTACCACTTGGTGATGAATTTGTGGAAGGGGCGTTATCTTTTTCAGTAAGCAGCGCACCCTTCATTTCTTGAATGGTGATCCTGTCAAAATATACAGTAGGAAAAGTTTCGCCTACGATGGTCTTCCCATCTAAAGAAATGCTGGTATCAATATTTAAAGTCATTCGCAATCCCCTATTTTATTACCTGTGGCGTCTGTTTCAAAAACTTTTGAATTATCAAACTGCTCTCGTTTTTCTATCTTGGAGCAATCCAAATCCCGTTCCGAAAAAATTCCTTGAGAGTTATCAACTGTTAATTTACAAAGTGTTTCTTCATCAATTTCATTATCCATATCAATTGAAAAATAATACCCCACATAACTTGAATCTAGGTCTAAACTTCTCATCTCATTAAGATCCCCTTCGGTTTCATTAAGAAATCCCCGAGATGTTGCATCTCTTATGATTTCGTCACTATCCTCGTCAACAAGTATTCCATCTTTCACTAGTTCGGTCTTTTTCACAAAATAAAGGGGAGTCATATTTTGCTTCTTTTCGCCGCTAAAGTCTTCATCTTCTACTTCATAAACTTCAATGTCAAAATTCTGTTCACCGAAGAATACATTATTTTCTGCTATAGCAATAATGATCTCCTCATCTCCTGGGATGATATTTATAAAACTTTCATCTTCTTCAAAATAATAATCATATTCAGTCACGTCTGAGTTTGCAGGCACTTTGCCAACAATGGTTTGATATTCCACTGGATTTAAATTAAGTTGTGGGATTCTTTCTGTTGTAAATGCACCCGTTAAGTGATTAGAGGAAGATGATACAAGTCCCTGGAGGGTTGATATATTCCATGAGGGCGCACTGTTGGTGTTCAAGTCAGAACTTCCAATAGGATAAGTAAGGGAATAAAATTTATCTGCGTCTGCTTGAATGGGCGGAAGAAATGCATTTTCTTTAGGTGTGATTTCTGTGTATTCTATGCGTTCCATAGATGAATCTGAGGTGAAGGGGTCGGTAATGATCATCACCTCTTTATCTTCAAAAGTAAATCTTTCCCTTACCTTCGCGACTTTTGTCTCACATCCCGCATAATTTGCTTGTGCCTCAAGGCGTGGAGTGTCGTTTTTTATGCGATTTTGTATATCATTTTGAAGTTCTGTTGTGGAGGCATACTCACTGTCATATAGAACCCCATCATCGAAAAAACTATAGTAATGTGGACTAAATTTACCCTTAGAAATCAAATATCTCCCATAGGACGTAATCTCTATGTCAATAACCTGTTCTTTTCCGTTTAAAAACTTCATCGTGCCCTCTTTATTTAAGTATCATCTTCGCTAATTTCAGATCCAGGTAACACAAATGTATTTTCAGTTTCAATTTGTGCCAGTTCAACAAGCGAAAAGAAATCATATGGCCAATTATAACTGTACGGAAGTTTTTTCTTGCCAAGACTAAATGCTAAATTAAATTGTTCGTCGTCCGAATTGGATGGGGTAACATCAAAATAATTATAAGATGCGCGTTTCTTGACCTTGAAAACCATCCAACGTGTATCAGGGGGTAATTGCTTGCCGTGGAAAAATTCATCGTTTCCTGTGGGGTGACTGAATGTGTTATCATCAATACTTGGATCAGACATTTCTGGATTCGTGGATATTCTCGGCATAATTCCTTGCCAAATATCTGCTAAATCTTGAGCATTCAAGTAATGATTAAACTCGAATATATACATCGCAAAAGGATTAATTTTTGAACGACCCTTACCATAAGTCATAAAATCTAGTTCAGGGGGAATAACATAATTGTCCATCAGTGATAACATTTTTGTAATTGATTCGCTAGGTTTTGCGTTTCCATCATTATCAGTTGGGATATTAAATAAGTTATCCTCTTTGTTTTGTTCATACCATTTCTTATAAAAATCGTATGTGCGAGTTTTAATTCTAAAGAAATTCCTATCAAGAACTGGCGTTGTTTGTGCATACTTAGAAGAACGAGCGTAAGCACTTGGCGAATAAGGAATTGCTATTATCGCTTCACTTATTTTCTTAACGTCTGCGACTTCTCCAACTTTACGAATCTGGGGAGTATCAAAGCATTTCTGGAGCAGAGAAGCAGAACCAGGGTTATATCCCTCTTTAAAGGTTTCTTCGATTCCAAACGTTACTCCGTTACTGGATGTTAATAACTGTCCATATCCACTCCACATTCCTCTACCGAATTGTTCAACACGAGGTTGATTACTAAAATCTAATACAGGTGTTTCCATTTTAGGACTAATGATCCATCGATTGCGACTTTCATCTGGGGCGTCAACCACTTCTAATAAATTGCCTTTATCGTCAAAGCGTGATTGTTTCTCAGTTAAAATACCAAATGTGTTAATGGATGCACTTAATTGCATCGCGCCTTCTTCGGCGGGGTAAGTGATTCGATCTGTGGTGGAAACTTGTGCATATGTGATGGAACCACTCTCCTCTCGAATGGTAACATCTGGATAAAGAGTTCCGGTCACAACTACCGTACTAGTGTAAAGTGTCTCCCACAAAGTTGGATCTCCATATTTATAAAGGGTTTGTGCGCCATTGACCGTATCATTATCTCCCACTCTAGGATTGCCGTTGGGATAACTTGTGTCTGCTTGAGAGGTCTGGGGACAGTATTGATATTTCAAAATCCCGTTATCTTCAATTAAAATTCTAAACCACCCGCCTGCTTGATAGGGGAGTGACGGGTTAAATACATTAGACCCATCTTCCCAAATATATATTTGACTGCCACCAGTTTTTGAATCAGCCGAAGATTGAATAGCATAATTAACGTCGGGGTAACTCGCGCTCGCATGTGGGTTATCGTTTAACCCAACAAAAACATTTTTGTCCTCTTGAGGTACTTGCCACTCAAAAAACTGACCGATATTTACCGATCTAGAATTTGCAGAAATCGCACCTAAGTCCCAGGCGACCGCTGCGCTTGTTTTTCGTAAACTAAAGTATTCTCCAATCGCGGAACTAGAACATTCGAAAACGCCGGTCGCGCCTCCGGAAGAAGATGTAACCCAAGAAATAAAGTTTGATCTTTTCTGTAACTTAGTAAAATTATCATATAACCCCTCGTTCCCGTAGTCAATTTCAGACTTCTCAAACATTTTTTTATAACTAAAATTACCTTTTTCGTCTTCTTCGTCAGCAACATATTTAATTGTAGCGGTGGACTTTCCGTAAAAATAAGGCGGGGTATAAGGGGCATATAAAGGATCTCCCGCATTTTCTGTAAACATAAAATATCCATATTCAGGAAGCGTGTCAAAATATAGGGGGCAATCTTCATTGAATAAATATTCATCGCTGTTATACCCACCACTCACTGGTGGTCCAAAAAATTGCCCATTATAAGTTCTATATTGTGTTATGGTATAAGGTTGTCCATTGTTGGGTTCATTTAAATAATCATCGATCATTATAACACCTTTGTCCTTTTCCACCGTAAGGTTGATATAATATGCCGTGCCAGAAACCAAAGATATTTCATCCTGCCTCTGTGATTTAATAGATTTTAGACGCGCTCCTTCTAAAAAGAACGTAGGAATTTCAGCAAGAAAATTATTTATTCCCAGTCTATAAAGATTGTATTCTGCCGAAGATATACCTTGAGTGCGAGCATCAGTGTTCATATAAACATAGGGTTCGCGGGGTTGCTGGAATCCTCTTGATCCGGTGTCCAACACGCCATTAGCATATTGTTGAAGTCCGGTATAAGTAGGATAAAGAAGCGATAATTTAGTATTCACCGCACTTCCACTATTTGATGGAATGCCTATATCTGATAAAGGATCTAATATTGATTCAAATGGTATGCGATAATTCGCGGAAGACGAAAGGTTAATACCAAAAGTGTTTGCGTCTGTGTCATTTGATGCATCCCCAACACTCGAAGTGTACGCTGCCCAGTCTACGGCGATACCCGATTTTATCGTATTATACATAATACCTGGCGCATAATAAGGTTGGAGTGCAGACTGTAGGGCGAGCGCCCCTGAATTTTCAAAACTAGAAGTAATAGCAAGTCCATCTCTCCACCCTAGTCCGCTGATATAAGGTCCCACTGATTGAGAAAATAATGTTGCCAGTTGAAGAGATCGCTGTGACGGATAAAATCCGTTATAAGGCAAGAGTTTCTTTACACCGTTACACGTCAAAGATATATGTCCCAAATCTAAGTCGCTCGAAAATTCACCAAAATAATTTTGAAAATCAGTATTGGAGTAGTCATTAAAAAAGGATTCATTGAACCCTCGTGCCTCACCAGATGACTCTATTAACGCACTAGAAGTAATGGGCGCACCATTAAGCGTTAAGAACTTATCATTATTTTTTCTGAAATTGAATTCTGAATAATAATCCATATGCTCTGAAATTCTAAACTCAGGAAGAATAGTAAAGTTAGGTGCAACCTTGCTGATGTCTTGACTATAATCTTCATACGAATCAAACCAGGGATTTTTGCCTGCAAGTTGGGCAGTCTTCCAGGCGAGTTTATTTAAAGATGCGGTCTGGTCCTGTCCTATAGTTTTAGAGCGATGATAATAATAAGCAGATGCAGTAGGATAAAATGTGGTTTGGTGTGCCCACGAACCAGTTACGGATGACCCAGAAGATATACCAACATACCCGGCAATAGTTTGCCAATTTGGAGAATTTAATTCACCAGTATCAGGAAAAAGTGAAATAATATATTCACTACCTGATAAATAATCATCAACATCGGAATTTGGTGGGAATAAGGACTGGGGATTAATAAGCCACCACACATAAGTTCCATCGCCCCAAACTGTATCACAGAAAGTAAGTGGTGTGGACCCCATTCCATAAATGCTGGTTGCTGCGCCGTCTAAATAACCCTGCGAATTGGGTAATGTAGTATAGACAAAGGGCATTACACTAGAAGTGAGAGTATGTGTGTCGCCAGGGTATTGTGCGGGCGTATACTCAGTTCCCTCAAAAGAAATTCTACGATTCCTTAAATCTGCTTGGTCCCTCCACATCGATCTTCTCAAAAGAGGTCCACGATCAATACCATTAGAACCCGTAGAAAATGATGCTGACCCATCAGTCACTGTGGCAGTTTCTGCATAATCTGTACGTGTTCGAGTTTTTGCCAAACCAGTTAAGGCATCACGAGGATAAATAATTTCGCCATACTTGTTTTGAACGAGTGTTATATTATTGGCGTCTATAATCTGGTCATACATCTCCTGTGTGTTTGGTTCTACAAAACCAATATAATCAGTAATAGACCCAGAATTTCCGATAGGTTGAGAAAAATACTGTTTTTTATTTCCATAGGGGTGAACAATGGTAGTACGATTACCTTCATTATCCCCCACAATACTTTCTAAAGATTTATTCTTAAAACTAACCGGGGGTTCTACAAAATTTTTAAATGCGGAGGGGCGTCTGTCAAGATATTGAGCAACTTGCCCCGGACCATTTCCATCAGGTAGAGTTACTACAGAAGGTGCGGGTGATACAGATAAGATATTATTTTTCTTGTGGTAACGAGCGATTGGCGTTTCGCCAGTACGACTCTGTTTCCACGAAGGATATTGATAAGGTCCATTTAAATTCAAAAAATAATAAGGAATATCACGAGAAATGCCCGAATTGCTTGCGAAGTATTCCCCAGGACTAATAGTGTTTGTGCTAGAGGTAAGTTGATTAGCGTACCCCTCCATATAATCACCGGGAAATTGAATACCAGCAACAGTAAACAGTCCATTGTAAGAACAAGTGACTGAATTAGAGAGTGCGCTATCAGGATGCCCAACCCATAGATTTGTAGATTGGAGAAAAGGAACCGCTGATTGAGTAGTTGAAGTTGTGCCCGAAGGGATTGTGAAAGGGGTAACATAACCGAATGTATTACACGCAGACTTAGATACCGAAGCAGTTACCCACGCATACTGAAAAACACTTTGGGGGATGGCGTGTTGTACCCACCAATTATCATAAATAACTGAGCATGTACTTTCTTGAGTAACGACATGTCGTGGGTTTCTATTAGTTTTATCATAAGCGGCATTTGTGTCATATCCATCAGCACTTACAGAACTCCCAGACTTAATTCCAAATCGTCCGGTATATTCTGAATACCATCCATCAAGTGCTCTCCGCACTGTTAAATTTCTATAATTTAAAGTATTGTATACTGAATATTCAGCGCCGAAAACATTTAATCCGCCCGCTGTGGTTTCAGGTCCACCAGGGGCGGAAAATCTTTCTACAAAAATAGATTTATTTGTTCCCGTTAGATCATAGCGGGGCATCTCATAGTCAAATAAATCCTTAACATACGATGATGAGGCATTAGTGAGGGTCGCACCTTCAGTTTCAATAAAATATCTATTGTTAATTGTGCGACCAGAAGTTTGAAGAATTTCATAATCTTCAGAATAGTTCCCGATAGTTTGAGATCCGGTATTATACTTAATATTGCGAATATTAACAGGTTTTTTTGCTGTTCCCTCTCGAAATCTGGTTGCCCGTGCTTGAGAGTAACTACGGGGAGTGAGTTGGATAGCATTCCCAGTTATATCTAAATTCCATGATTCACCCCTTAAATCCCCATCAGTCTGAGGTGTGGTGACAATTCCTTGGTGCCGTGCTTGGCGACCACCAACATGCTCTTGGGTGAACGGACCTTGAATTGGAATACCACCTTGATGATAAGAATCGTCGTGATAATTTGTGATATTAATGCTTGCTGTCACTCCAGAGGGAAATGTTCCATTTACTGGGGTGTAATTGTTCCTTACTTGCTGAATATATCCTGTATCCGCAGAAGAACTATAAAGACTAAATGGGGCAATTGTATCTCCTTTTTGACTGCTATATCCCAAGGGGTTTGTGGAATTTTGCAATTTAAAAAATGTTTTTCCTTTCCCTTTTAGTTTTTGCACTGGACTATTAAACTTAGTAAGTACAACATCGGAGGAGGGGGCAGATAAAGTAATGTTGGTTGCTAATTTTAATTCATCCTTTGTATAGTCTATGTGTTTCTGTTGGTTTGTGGTATTAGAACCCCCCTCATAGATAATAGGAGATTCGCTCACTATAGAACTCACGGAAACAGCACGAGTACGACCTTCACGAATCTCTTCATTCCGTGCCTTCATAGCTTCTTTGATCGAAGAAGTATATTTCGAAATCGAATCTGGTCCTATAATTTTAGCAATTTCGCTTAATCTTAAATTAACATCGAGTTTATCCATTTCTTCCCGGTTAGCAATATCATTTAATAAATCTTCTATCAGTTGATCTGCTGGATCTTCGGGGCGAGTTCGGACAAAGGGGTTCGAAACTGGTAAACTGCGGGCAGCGCCGTAAGGACTATCAGGCATCGCAGTCGATATAGCTTGAACTTCATAAACAAGGGGACTTTCCGTATCCGCAGTCGGAAACTTAGACCAATATTTATTCCTCTCAAGCACATGACTCTCAACCATGTTCTTCATTCCATCTAAAAAGTTGGCAGATGCAGGTGCTAATTGCATTAGCATCACTGAAATTGAAGAATCGATCCATTTATAATATTCAAGAAACTTTTCAAAATCTGGATCGTTGGTCACATTTTGAAAATAAAGTTGGCGGAGTTTTTCTAAATTTTTGTACCCTTGGCGATAACGGTAAACAGGTTCGCCCATAATATTATTAAAATCTACAATAGTGGCAAACATGTTTAACATATCTTTAGAAATCACATTATACATGCTCTTTTCAAAAGAGAAATAATAGTCAATAGGTCGAGATGAACGAGTAAATAACTCATCATCAGTTTCACTAACAATAGAAACCATATTGGCGCTATTAATAAGTTCGGGTTTTTTCTGAATAGAGGAGTTTACATATTTTCTTGTAACAACAGAATCTCCAACAGGGAAACCATGTCCATATCCGGGGTGTTGCATTTGAGTAATGCTGTCTAAAAACGAATATCCCGAAATATTTGCCGACCCAGAGGAGTAGTCAGGAACCACAAATACGCCTGTGGTCCCAGTAACAGTTTCAAAATCCCAATTCATCGCTAATGTTTTAATGTCGGGAATATCATAAGGTGCAAGTCCCAATACAGTTCCTGAAACCGGGAGAAACTGATTATCTCCAGGTGATTTAACACCAAAATTAAAAGGATCTTTTGCATGAGATTTTAAATGCTCATTTTCAATTTTCTTTGCCCACACCCTACAACTAGAAATTTGAGCATTACATTTTTCCAATAATGTGCTTGTGAAATTTGTTTTATGAGCACCCACAAACATTCTCTTGTCCGCCTGAAGGAAACTTATACCGGAGGTATCAGAAATTGATGACGAAACGTCAAAACTATTAACAAGATCATCGAGCACATACTGAAAACCAGTAAACCTTACCGTATAGTTAGTGCTCGTGCTTCCAGAAACAGAACCAACAAAAGGATCTTCAGGATAAACTCTTAAAGATAGATTCCACTTAGAGTCGCTATATACACTTTTAAAAACACTGCTAGTTAATTCTGGCATAAAACCTCCCGCAGTGCCAGTTAAAACAAAGAATGCCTCATTCCTTTTTAAATTTTTTCTAACTGAATATATCTGAAAATTTCCAACATCTGGGGTTAACCAAGGTGGGTTACTTGCATCTGTCGTATGGGCACCAAAAATAGAAGAAGAGAGGAAATCAACTGAAAAAGAACCATCAATATTATTAGGAGGGTTTGGTTTAAAGAACGCCTCACACTCAAACGTACTTCCAATATTTGCTGGAAGATCAGTGAAGTTAATAATTTCACTTTGGTCAGATGATGGTGCTGGTCTTTCTTGATATACTGTTGCCTCAAACCGATCAGGGTCAAAAAAGTCAATTGCTTTTTTTCTAACAACTGAATATCTTTCGTTCTCTCTTAATTGATAATCGACATTATTTCCGTAAAGGTTAAGATTGACAATCGACTCATCAACACCAAAACACCTAATTAAATTTCTAAATGCTTTTTCTGTACCCTTTGATTTATAAATGTCTACAAGGTTATTATAGATATTCAAATAAATTAAGTTTTTGGTATCACTAAGTTTTGCTTCAAAATTTTCAGTTTCATTACGAGAAGCAAGGTATTCTAAAGCGGTGGCATTAGACAAAATCTCATCATTATCCATCCCAAAGGAGCGCAGGATTTCGGACATAAATGGTTGAGGTTTAGACCCACTAATCACAGTATCATATGAACGTGCCTTAACGTCTTTTAAAGCGCCCATCTGTAATTGTAGTTGGTCGAATTGACTACCCATTATCTGAGTTAGATTTCTAAGAGGGGAATTAGTTTTTGATTGATCTTCGTTGGTTATCCAACTTGGTAATGACCAATAAAGCGCAGAATTATTCTCAGCATCATAAAGTTTCCCTTGGTCAATATATGTGGTGCGTAAATCAGAAACTAGAGGGTTGGCAAGATATATAATCGGATCTTTAAATTCTGATGCTGCGGCGTCTGAAAGAACCATCGCAGATCCTGTATTTCTCGACCCAACTGAGTATCCTGTCCAGGTTCCGTTAGAGGAGCGACCGGCATAATCTAAAACTACTGCGTCTTGAGAATCAATGGAGGAGGTATCTATGATGCCCTCATTAAACTTATAATAAATGCCCAAATCGGCATTATTGGAAAAATCGTATTTTTTTGATGAACTGACCGCTAATTCATAATCTGTATTGGTGCCGCCATTAATGCTGGTAAACCAGTTTTCTTGAATATCTTTTTCGGTCCTTGCGGTCTTCCAGATGCGGAAATCATCAAGAGATCCAGATAGTTTGCCAGCACCTTCTCCCGCATAATCAGGATTGGCGGAAAGCGCCCCCAAATACCCCACCATTGAACCTGTAATTTTACCAATTGAATCACCACCACCCACAACGCTCCCCACTGTCTGGAATGCACCATTAACATAAAGGCGAGAGGACAAACTAGAACCATCATTTTTAAAAGTGAGTGCATAATGCCTCCATGTGTCATCATCTATAGGGTCGCCTGAGAGTATCAATTGATATTGGGAACTTACAGATCCCGATGTGAGATTGGCATATATGTTATTATCGGACACTCCCTCTATAAACACCAAAAAACTGCCTTTCGATGCAGCATCTGATGAACCATTCCAAATATCTACGATAACTTGCCTATCTGATTGGGATCCTACATCAAAATCTGGTTTTTTCAACCAGAACTCGATGCTGAATCCTTTAGCGCCGTCTATGTCGATGTTTGTGTCCTGCCGAGAACCACTAGCATAAACATTTGATCCTGTAAAATAATTTGATATTTTTTTAGTTGAATCATATCCAGGTGATTGGTTTGGTCCGCCGAAAAACTTAATATATTCTTGAGTTGTTGTAGGAGAAAAATCACCGGAACCCCCACTGGTTATAGTTCCATAATCATATCCAATATTTACATAACCATTACTTCGGGGATATAAATTATCAAAAAAGTATTTATCGAGATAAGTGCCTGTTAATTCCCAATTAATTTTTTCACGATCTGAACCATCATAAGGATATTCATTAGTAATGTAGTCAATAGAGGTCTTATAATATTCTTCCGCTAACCCATAAAAAGAAAAATTAGATGCAGTCGTAAAATCTACATTGGGTATAACCTGTTTTACTTGGGCGACTTTAGACTTAACGTAATCCGCCGATTCAATGGGATCACCCACCTCACCCAAACTAGAGTCTGCTATAAGTTTGTTGCCTTGTCCCTTCTCAAATAAATCTTTAATATTTGCCATTTTTCTTGTTCCGTTTACTCAACTCTAAAATTAAAAATCTGCTTTTGTTCTTGGTACGAACCGTCGATATAATATAGAAACCGGATACTATATAAATAACCAGACTCTAATAAACTCATATCTAGATCAAAATAACTCCCACTCACGTCGTAAGAGAGTTTTGTATGATTGGCACTACCTGTCCCGTAGGATATAACATCCTTGTTATCTATAACACGGACTACCTTATAAAAGGCATCTTCAATAAAATAATTTTGTATCGCAGTAGAAGCAACGGTATAAATGGTCGGACTCCAATTTTTGAGTCGGGTAAATAATCTTAATCGTGCGCCCGCGTCATCACGACTATAAGAATTTTTTAAATTAGTGATTGTCGTTACATATTGTGGTATATTATAATAATCAGAAGGATCATGTGTCGAAGTAGAAAAACTTCCGGTATTATAATACGTTGAACCGCTATACCACTTATCGTAGACGGTACTCGCAGTTGTATAAAGGGCGAATGAAGCAGAATAAATTCCCGTTGAAACATATCCGCCCGTTATTGGATTGGTTGGGGTGGGCGTTAATTCTTCGCCACTGGCGGTTGCGGTATGAAGTGTTACATAAATAGAACCTGTCTCCACATCATTTATGTTAGTTAACTGTCCTCGATGATAATTGTAAATATAGAGAGTGTTTAAATTATTTGCTGAACTCAAGGCAGAACTTGATACAACAAAATTTCCTCGATTGTCTTTTTTGCTACTGTCCCAGCGTGCCTCTATAATAGGTCTGCTAAAAAAGTATTCACTGCCCCTAGCAGAGAATCTTTTTGTGTAATAAGACTGATTGCCACCTTCTTGACTTCCCGTGAGAAATACACCTACGCCATAGTTGCCCAATCCACTTGCACCAGTGCCCTTAATCCACTGTTCAACCAATCCGGTCACATCAACCTCTAAATCTTCAGTGCCCTCTTGAAATGTTTGAGAATAATTAAATTCCGCATATGCAGATGCAGTCAAAAAATCTCCACCTTCGTTAGTCCAAGGTGAATGGGCGCGAGCATTAATCCAGTTGGAACCAGTGCCATCATAAGTTAAATCGGAATAGTTGTCTAAATCAACCCCATTTCCCTCTTCCCAGGATTGAGATACAGGCGAAGCAAGAAGGGTAAAGTTTTTTGGGAGTGTCTGATCGTGAACCACATTAGACATGCGCAAATAAAAATTAACGCTACCACTAGCGGGGATCTTACTATTGTTCCGATCTTCTAAAATGGTAGTAACACCATTTAAAACTGAGGATGTTACTGGAAATTGTACTAGCACTCGTGCCGCCTCAAGAGAGGAACTTGATGCCTGTGCGTAAATGGAAAAAACTTCTAGGGTATCTGCCAGTCCTGTATTGCTTCCGGTGCCACGAGTGACCAAATTAGAGGTGTAGGCATTTGTCAAGGTGTTATTTTTGTCTGCAAAATATCTTTTTATGCCCATTATTTTATTGTCCCCTTAATATCATTTTGGGGAAATTTAATTTCGAACACCACATTATCTGGCGCAATCAAATATCTCCCATCGTCAGAATAACTATCATCAATATTAAATGCTTGATCGGAGTAATTTAATCCCGATTTATGAACAATCTTTACACGCGAAACATCCACAATACTATCTAATTTATTTAATCTACTATAAATTTCAGTAACCGAAAAGGGTTCACCAATATCTAATTTTCTATTATAAAACTCTGTTAATTCTTCAATGGCGTCTGTTAACACATCAAATTTATTTGCTTCTAAATTTGCGATTGCGGTGAATTGTATTCCCAAATTTACAATTTTTGCATCTAAAATATCAACTGTATCATTAATCATTCTACTAGAATTTATCCATGTTTTTAAGTTTTCTTTAATAGTGTTATTAGTCTGGATTAATCGCCCATAATTATCTTCAGAGGTCACATATAAATTTAGATTTCTTTTCAAAGAAGACGGATCTCGTCTTATAGAAACTCTTTTGATCGCTCCAAATTGGGGTGGCATCGAATAACACATAATCTTGTAATCTTCCTGGGTTACTGCGCGGTTTTGTGAAGTGAAAGAACTATATATACGATTTTTTAATTCCTGCACTGTGGGAAGTGTAACATCTCCCACAATAGGATTTTCATTGTTAACTTCCAAAGAAGATATTACAGTCTCAACTTCAGTTGCATTTAAAGATGATTCATCGCTAAACTCAAAAATAGGAGAACCTATATTAACCACAGAGTTTGCTGAAGAATTGCAATTTGTTGATTCATTAGTTCGATAGGTTACAGTTAGGACAGTATTTGCAGGCGCAACACCTAATTTATCCGTCTTTAATAAGTTATAGGGATCAAAATTAGTATCTGAATAGTAGTCTCGACCGTGTTTATTTAAAACTATCTTGCTGGGATCTATTAAAGGTTCTACATTATTTTCGGTGATTTCTTGACCAAATCCAAATTGAATAGCGGTAGTTCTTCGATTTCTCTCTATAACAAACCTTCGCGGGACGACAAAGGGGCGTAAATTTGCTTGCGTAATGGTACTATTGTCTCCTGTATTTGTGGTTGCTCGATAAACTACATCTTGAGAGAGGTAATCCACTTCATAATATTCATTACCCTCAGAATCAGTTACTGATACTATCTCACTTATATTGGGCGCGGCAAGTTCTAATTTTAAGAATTTTTGAAATGTGCCCACGGTAATCTCTTCTCTCTCAACGATACCAGAAATTACTTTTCCTGATGTTCGGATGGCGTAGGAGAGGGGAACGCCAGTTGTGTTATTTACGCGCCCTACAACAATCTCATTATTGGGATCTGCAAAATTAACATCTTCGGTAAGAGAAAATCCATTTCCATTAGTAGACGAAAACGTTGATCCCTTTTTTAAAATAGGCATATAATCAGTGTCAGGAATAGCACCACTGGATAGTGACGGGATAATAATATATAAATCTACTTCTCCAAAAGATGAAGGGTTGCCTTGGAATTTATATCCTAACTGCTTTCCAATTTTTATTATATTTTCATATTCTATGGCGGTATCCAAAAAGGTTTCATTTACACTATAGTCCAGATAGAAAGAAAGAATGTCGCCAATATAAGAAACAGAATCGAGCATTAATGAACCAAATCCTGCTTCGCTAAAATCTTTAAATGTGTTTGGGTAATATCTTTTAGCGTAGTCGGTAAGATCTCGCCTTATGGAATTAAAATCTCTAGAGGTATATTTTATTAATGGATATTTTTTATTAGCAGGCAACTTATTAATCTCCCAAAATAATTAGTCGGTTGGCAAAGTTATTTCAACAGTGTCCGTAGTTTCTAAAGGAGTGATGTTGTAAGATATTTTAACACCTAAAAAATTAGTGTCGAAATTAGGTTCATTGTTGGTGGCAGAATTAAAAGTAATGTCCACCACTTCTATATAAGGCAAATATCTCGACACTTGACTCTTTATCCTCCCAGAAATGCTCGAATATAAAAGAGGGTTATCCAATTCAAACAAAAATTGACTTAATCCCACCCCAAAATTAATATCCATAACTCGTTCACCTGGACTTGTCAAAATTAAATTTTTAAAGTTTTGTCTTACAAGTTCCTGGTAAGAAGTTATTAGGTCAAAATCGTTAGTTGCGCCCCTCGTGAGGGGAAGTTTTGGTGTTAGTCCACTAGGCACTATATCTCTCCATTATTTTAATTAGAGGGAATATAAAGTTTTTATTCTAGAAACTTCCAAAAGAACTACTCCTCCTCATTTCTGGTCGATAGTCCTGCTCGGGTAGAACGATGTGGGTCTGTTGCAGATTCTGTAACTCCCCATGATCTCGACCCTTGGTTGGGCGTCTCTGATGGTTCTTCCATGGATTCCTCCGCATCGGAAGATGTTCTTCGAGGGTCGCTAGGATTGGCAGCGGAAGATGTTCTTCGAGGGTCGCTAGGATTGGCAGAAGTATTTTCGCCCGGTTCATGACTTGCGCCGGGAAGTCCCTCCTCGGCAGCGGTTCCCTCGGATGAAGACGGGCGGGCATTGTCAACCGTTTGTTGTGTTGCGGGTGATGAAGGTCCAACAACCGCACCAGGTGTTGGGGCGATATTTGTAGCACGAGACGCAGCATAATAAGCATTAAGTACCGACGCATTAGACCCAGGAGGGGGTAATCCCAAATCGGCACTACAGTTTTCATCGGATTCACCTATGTTTTTTGTATTAGAAGATTTTTTGCCATTTAGCATATCATTAATCCAATCCGATGGGGGCATTGAATTTAACCAATTGGGTTCTGGTTTATAATCTAGTGCCCAATAAACAAACCCAAAGGGGATAGTAAGGGGGGGACCAAAAAAGAAAGGTGCAAAAATAGTTGCGGGCAATAATGCCAAAGAGACTGCCCATATTTGAGGTTCTGGGATAAAGTTTTCCTCAATCGGGTCGAAAAGAGAGGCATCCGGTTTTGATGGAAGAACAGCATTCTTGCTCTTACAAGAACCAGGACCCACCAAGTCAGTGCATGTGGTTCCGGTTGCCCATTCCTCACCAGTCTCATATAAAGCCGTCGCCAAATCAGAGATGCCGCTTGCCGTATCGGAAACTGCCTGTGATGATTGGTTTATGAGTTGTTGAGACTGCGCAATAAATTTGTTCACTACATGAATTAAGTCGATAATTCGTTTAGATAAAAGAATATTAATATCAGCGGTTTCCATAAACCCCTTGAAGATTAGAACCGATGATTTGAGTATCATCATCGCCATTTGCCCCGCAAGACCCTTAATGTCAAACCCGTTTAACATACTTTCCATCATCTCTCTATTGGATGGCGCACATTTTGACTTTTCATAATTGCCACTATCCAAAAGAATAAACAATAATTGCCTTAACTCTTCTTTAGTCGCATCAAAAACAGTATCTACATTTTTAATAGTGGAGAGATAAGTGTTTGAGTAAATATTATTAATCCCTAACATCCTATCAACGGGAAAAAGATACTTAAATAAGAGAGCGTAATCTTCTGTTTGATTTAATTGTGAAATGAGGGTTCTTAAGTTGCGTTGATAAACTGATTTAAAAAATTTTGAATAAACAGGGGTCGCCTCAACCAAAAACCCATTATCATCTAATTGAGGAGTAGAGTTCTTTTCATAACTAGATCGTGCATCTCTCATGGAAGTGTGCATATTAAATGGCATCTCCACTCCCGTAATAGGAATAATATTTACAGTTCTTGTCGCGCCATTAGCAGATTCCTTTATATAATATGATTTTGTATTTTTAATAGTGGAATTAGAGATAAACGAGCGATGGTCGTGCAACTGAGAATCTTGATCAATTATCTTTGCTGAATCTTGGGGATCTATTAATTTAATGGGCATAACATAAGAAAGTCTAAATCCAAGATGAAGTTCCTCAAAATAGTCCCCTAGGATCTGATTACTAAATTCATATTCTCGTACTTGTGGATTTTGTGGTAAGTTGGCACCACATGCATCAGCAAGAGCACTTTCAGAATTAATTATATCCCGATGCTCAATTCTGCCGCCAGATGCAATTGCCTGAATAAAATCATCGAACTCATCAATATTAATAATTCCTGTACGAGCCCATTCAGATCCTGCTTTGGCAGTCGTTACGAGGAGTTTATTATTAATTTTTTGAGTCATTCCTGCGGCAGTTGTACTTGCATTAATAGGATCATTGGGGTCCGTATTTAATTCTACCGCCCTTATATAAGGTTCCAATACCAATCCACCGTTTCCATAATCACTAGTTGGGGGAACTTCCATTGGGCGGCGAGGGGGTGGTAAATCGTTCACACGACTAAGAAGATCACTTCTTAACTTTAATCTTTCCTGTTCTGCATTTGATAAATCTCGAAATGCATTTTCCCACTCATTAATCCACTTATCATATTGCTGTTCTACTCGCTCATGAATCCTTGAGTCAGCAATAACTTGTGCCCGTTCCCACTTCAAAACGTGTAAAATAGATAAAGGATCTAAGTCCAGAAGGGACGGTGCTGAATATGAACCTACGTCGATGTGTGCTATTGCATGATAAAAGGTCTTTAAATGAAATAGATCGCGAGTTCCATCTGGATTTAAAATAGAAGAAGCATTAGAAACGGGATTGGCAAAGAGTGCCATAGAATGTTGAGCGTTATCAAGATCAGTAAATACCGGGACTCGTTGAAAAGTTCTTGCCGGTCCCCAATAACGCCATGGATCTCTCAAAACTGCTACCCGACTGGCAGGATCATTTTCAAGAGCAGCGCGATCACTAGAACGCATAACAGTGGGGGCGAAACCAAAGCGGAATTCAACGCCATTAAAATCTTTTAAATACCGTGGTAAAAAGTTGGGAACGAGTGTGGGGCGGATAATTTCAGACAATCCAATATATCCTTGGGGGTTGCCCCAAACGGCTCGTTCTCCGCTTTCTGGGAGGTAATTCCCAATTCTCAAATAATAAGGATCTTCTCTCCATAATTTAAACCTAGGTTGGTCAGTATCAAAATAAGAGGCATCTGGGGCACTATAAGACCTTCCATAGTCATCTCCATCGAACTCAATCTCTCTACGTCGCTGTTGCCAAGAGGTCACGCCTTCCAAAACTTCGTCTCTTACACCTGAAGTGCCTATACTTACTGCACTTAAACTTCCCCGATTTAAAACGCCTTCCATCCGGGTAATCTCTGAATGATCAAGAGTTGGCGACCAAAAACTTCCTGCTGTTGCGTTTGTAAAAACTTCTTGTGTCAGTTCAGAGAAGGTACTAGTAGGATCAAAAATTAACCCGTTAGCGACTAGTGCGCCATAGAAGTGATGACCTCTACCCAAGTCAATTTCATAATCTACATAAGGTCCATGACTGGGCGATCCAAGATCTCTTTGACCAACTTGATCTATACTCGAACTAAAATTATGCCAAAAACCATAATTATTGTTTGTCATCAACCCCGCGCTATTATTACTAAAACGAATTCCAGGGGGAAACTCAATTTTAGATGAAGATAGAACTTGATCATAGAACCACCCAGGATAGTATGTCTTGCCATCAGATGTAATTGCCCCATTGTCAAACCCCCTATCTACATTAAAAGTGGTCGGGTGCGCGGTCATCGCCGTAAACTGGATAAGAGTGGACATTCCCCTTTTTTCATCCTCTGAAACCCCATATTGATATGCTGGACTTAAAAACTCCGTTAAGTTATCCCAGTTGTCCTCCAACGCGGAATAGTCTCTTGGACTCACAGAGGGATCGGGATGCCCACCAGACAAACCTGATGTTAAGAGAATTTCGGCAGCGCGGGAAGTGTGCTGTGGATCTGCTCCATGTTTATCAATCTTTTTCGATGGGGAAGTATCTTCTGTGCCCGCATAAGGTGTATTATTAAGTCGATATTTTTCAGCATTAGTTAGATTAGAGTCCTCGTTTAAAGACCAAATTTTGATGCCGGTAGGTTGAGGGTACGGCATGTTTGGGTTCGGAGACGATTCTAATCCAAAATACTTTCTAAAAAGAAATCCACTAGGGGCACGTTCAATATCTTGTGATATTTGAAGAATTTCACCCGGAGATAATGTTCCATCAGTCAAAGATTTAATTATCTGTGGACTAATAAATTCCAGGTCATTATTGGCGGAACTATAAGATGCATTTAATCGCGGTTCAGTTTCGGATCTTTGGATGGGCACCATTCTAATCCATTGTTCTAACAAAATTGTATCAATCGAAGTATCCCCTCTTGCACCTACCAATTTAGACATTCGATTAGCGACTGACCAGATTTGTTGTCGTACCAAAAATTTAATTGCCACATCATAATCAGTTTCCAGTATTCTTTCAGATGTGGAGGGATCTAGTGGAAGATCAACGTTGCGATTATATAAATCTAATACCTCTTTCTCAAATTCAGTAAAATATCCCTCTTTCTCGATTTCAGACGTAATATATCGACCAATATATAATACTAATAGGTTATCTACATCCTGGGGTTGCTTGTAGCGGAACCAATAAAAGACTTGCAACGAACGTAAAAATATTTCTGTTATATAAGTTCTCAGTATTAATAAAACAACGCCACCAAGGTTAGATTTTTCAAAAGGATTATCTTTATTACTACCAAGTCCGGTTGTATTAGGAAAAGACGCTTCCAGGCACTGAATAACAGAATATTCTTGTTTAATTCGATTTTTTACTGCATCTACATCAAGCAAATGCGCCGGACATTTTTGATTTTCAATACGCATAGGAGATAAATCTAATGCATTTAAATTTTTTAAATCGAACATGGGGTTTGAATCTGCACCAATTTGACTTGTGAAACTACAAAAAATATCACGCCATACCTCATTATAGTAATTTAAGTTTCCTGCTGGCGATGTATCAAAAAGTTCTTTTAAGTTCGCTGTATTGGTGCCCATTCTTTGGCGGGGTTGCAATTCTAAATTTTGGTAAATTTGCGGACCCATATTAAATGAATCGTCTACTAAAGATCTAAAAAAGTTATCTTGAGGGGTACGATCTTGATATCGAAGGTGGTGAAGTGGATCTAAATTCCGTCCAGAATAACAATCTACTGCCCGTTTATTGATCTTTTCTTGTGGACCAGAAATGATCGTATTCAATTCTAATTGTTCTGCTCCGGAGGATGTTTCCCTAAATGCAGTGGGAGTGTCAGCAGCCACAATAAATCGAAACTTATCCTCCGAATCATATCCTTCGTCGATCCACCCCCACGGAACATCATAGTTCAAACTAAATCCAAGATCATTAATCTTTCCAAATAACCCCCCCAATGCTTCTTTGAACCCAGCACCAATTTGTGCGTCCGACTGAGATCCCCTTGTATCTTGAGGAGTAAAAAAATCACTATCAAAGGTAGAACCCTTTAACGTCTCTAAATCAATATTAAGATTATCCAAAAGTTTATTAGGGACATCAAATTTAAATCTCTCGGCAGGAAGATTGTTATTTAAGTTAGTTAAGGGGGAAATGTAAAGTTTATTAAGTCCAGATTCCCTATGGCAAAAAGTCCGATATGTCTCTTGAAACCCCGGAGCAAAAGTATCATGACCCCTCTCCTTGATCACAACAGGAACTGGGGAATATCCGTATTTTTGACTATAATATCCATTAGGGTCACTCCTCCCACCAAGGGATTTTCGATAACCAGGATTAGTATTATCATAAAAACTAGAATTTGAATTCACATATTCATATAACATTTCAGATTCGGGAAAAGGTTTTGACATTCCTTGTGCCTGCTGAACGACGTTGTTCAGCTCTTCGGGGGCGGTATTATTAGGATCGGGGGTGTCGTTGTGTGCAGCACCCACTGTAAAACCGTAAGATTGGAGAATCTCTGCTGTAGCACCCAACCAATTTACATTAACAAACCCAGAATCAGATGGAGTAGGCGGATACCTTGCTGGTTCATTAGATGTGAAAGATTTCATTGTTTCCCCATTCTGGTCAACTGCACCGGGGGGTAAAGAACCAAAAGAGTATTGCCCTTTTCCCACTAAATCTAAAAATTCAGCATTAAACATCCTTACAACTTTACCATTAATTTTCCTAGTAACTGTGCGAGGAATAATCCTCTCGACAGTTGGTGTTACGGTAACAGTGGGGACATAAGAAACTACATCCCGATTAAACGTGGTGGCGACACTATCATACAAAGTTCCAAGCAACTGATCCATTGTAAAATCAAATTTAGGATGATGTCGATTGATAAGACCCGGTACGGTTTTGCCCGTTTTAGGATCATAGTGGCAATAAATAGGGGGAATTAATCCATCTAATATATTATCTTTCTGCAAGAGAGCATTAAGTTCTTCCAACCGCTTTTTATCTCTAGCGTTTGATGAATCAATTTGCTCCTTAATTAAATCTAGGGGCATATCCTTCTTTGATAATAAGTTTTTGCGAAGTTCTGTGTCATCTGGATCACATAGGCACTCAAATTCTTGAGGTAATCTATCAGTTATCTCTTTAACTGTTTGAAGTACCGTGGTATATCCAGAGAGTTTACCGATATCATTAAAGAACCCCAAAACATCTTCATCACTCTCCATCAATCCCGAATCGCGTATAGAGGGATAGTTGGAAGCAAGATTTTTAATAGTATCAATAGCATCTTGACTTGCACCACAACCTAGCATCATATTTCCTGCTTCGGCAGGAGTTAAAACTGAAGATGCTGCACTTAAAAATCCACCCATTTCTTCTTTTGCTTGGTTTGCTTGTTGAGTAAGTTCTTCTTGAAGTTTTTCATCACCTACATAGTTTTTATAATCTGTTCCACGGACTTTGTTATGCAACTCCAATTCACCAGGCAGCAATAAGGGGTTTTTGGCAGATTGTTGCGTTTGTGCAATTAGTTTTTCTTGTTGTTCTGCAACTGATGTGCTTTGTCCGCCAGGTAAATTAATCCTCGTGCTGGTGATGCCTGTTTCGATTGCGCCTACCGCTGCTGCTGTAAAGGATTGTGCGCCTGCTCCCAAAACATTTCCGATACTCATTCCGCCGAAATTTAATCCGTCAAATCTTCCGCGTCCTTCCGCCTCATTTTGCAGAGCGCACTCCTTACAAAAATCCAAAAGCATTTTAATAATCTCAATTACCATCTTGAAGAGAGTAGATAAAAGAGCGCGAATTATACCACTCTTAATAGATTCATAAATACCATCTAGGTAATCTACAATAGGGAGATCATCCTTTAAGTATATTGTGGGGATATCAAAAATAGTTTTTTTAATATCAGATGACAGTGCTTCCGCCTGGTTTAAAAATAATTTTGCGTTTGTTAGAAAGTCAAGACCGCGAAAATTTAAACACTCAAGTGCTGCTTCGATTAAAGAACGAATAGGAACTTTGTTTAGGACCTTTTTGTATACGTCATTAACAGAGGGGGTTAAATTTGATAGTTCTCTTAAGTTTCCAATGATGCTATCTCCAACAAACTCAGATGCAGAATCTAAATTTTTCTTTAATTCATCTTTAAACTCTTGAGATCCAAATAACCTCTCCTCTGCACTATACTCAGAATAAGTTTTAGAAGTCTTTTCATTTGCTTTTTCTTTTGCTTTTTTCACCGCTGCCGGTTCAGGGTTACTAAACATCTTTGCAGTGCTAAAATCAAATTTAGGGGGATCATAAATGTAGTTATCTATAAATTCCTTAATTGGTAAATTCTCTGAATCTTTGAATAGTTTGTCAAGTTCATCGATGCTCGACAATAATCTATTATTGCGAGCATTTGAAAACGACAGCGACTTTCTAAAATTATCAAAATTTTTATCTAGTGGTTTATGGCATTCATTATCTCTCAAGACCACATAACTTGGACTATAATCAGCACTCATACCAAAAATAAGTTCCATGTCGGAACCCCGTTGATAGGTATATTCATTATCCAACATTAACTTGGAAAGTGCGGGAATGGTTTGATTTATTTTAGTAGATTGAGATTTAAAACTCAATTTTGGAATACGACCAAACAATTTTCTTGTTTCAGCATCATATCCTTCAAGCAAACTTCTTAAGTTGTTAATCTTTTTGTATAAATCTTTAGTATTAAACCTTACCTTAATAGCGGCAGTTTGAAGTCCTAAATCACCTTCCACTATTCCTGGTAGTCCATCTATCTGTACTGCCGCAATAGATACCAAAATTTTTAAACGAGAATTGGGGCGAGGTTTAATATCCCACCCCTCGACCATTACATTCCCAAATAATTCTTGACGCTTATCGGATTGACCAGGGTTTTTGTCGTAATAATTTAATATTCTAACAAATCCCTTTTCTTTGTTTGCCGCTTTTTCTAATCTCGTGGCAAGATCATCTCGACTTGATCCAGCAGATTTATAATCAGTTACTACAGTAACCACATAACGATTTTCTAAATTTAACGTTCTTCCATTAACAGTTTTAGTCTCTGCGGCTAAATAATATGGTTCACTTTTATTATTAAGAGTGGTCCAATCAGTGGTAATGGTTACGGGGGGTTTGTTTAAATCTATGTTTGTTTTGGTTGCCATAATTAATTTGAGTTGTTAAAGCGACTATTAATATACTTCTCCCCTGGGTATTCTAAATATGATATCTGAAAATTTGTCAAATTTGTTTTAAATAATTCAATTGATTCTATAACTTGACTATGCAAATCCAGATTGCAAGATTTAGCGGCAAACGAGACTGGCATTGATTGAATTGTTGGTTGTCCTTGAAAGGGAGATACATGCCAATGATCTGCCACCACTGAATTAAGATACATCTGGTGAGTACAAAAAGCATCAACAATTCCGCTTAATTTATTCATATGGTGTATCACCCTATTTAGTGCATCGACCAAATTATCACCTTTTACAAGGGGTTGGAGAGAATTAACTTCATTCCCGGCAATAATATCGATGCCCCCCATTCCCAATATCTTTCCACCTTGTGAATTTTTAGTGTCAGTTCCTGTGACTAATTTAATCCCCTCGCGTGCAATAATCCTAATTCCGTCTGCTTTCATCGCGATAGCAGATTTAGGCGATTTTTCTGCGCCCTCCAACCCAGGACTCCCAAGTGTTCCCGGTGCCAGGGCAAAGTTCAGATCAACATCTGTTTTTTGACTAATATAAATGCGGGCGGCATCTTTAAAAAGATCGGGTTCGATGCCTCTCCTTTCCCCATTAGCATCTACAGCAATTGCATTCGGACCTTGATACCCCGCAACAATATCAATCATTGATGATTGCGTGTCTCCTCGCCCGCCATATCCGGATAAAATACTTCGCGGTCGGTCGCGTCCAAAAACAATGCCAGAATTTTGAAATTTTTCTCGATTATCAATAACGCGCTCAACAGCGGGTATCTTCAAATAAGGGGGGCACGGGTCGGTGCCTTCCACATAAGCAGCGTCTTTGGGACTCATTTCATCTAAGGATTTTTGAGTTTTAGGATTTAATCCTACAGTATCATGTGCTTTTTTAAAAGTCATTAAAAACCTCTATTGCCAACTTGGTATTCTTTTTGCTGCTTTTGCGGGTCCATAGTATACCCAATGCCAGGGTTCGCTTCGGACTGTTCGAACAAACCCATATTGGGGAGCATTATTTCGCAACCACTCATAAACTTTCGTTATGTATTTGGGCGGTTTAGAACCTTTTGTACTAATATCAATGGCGATACCATTTTGATGACGACTATACCCTGGTTTTGCTGCATTCTTTGGTTTACCCTTTTTTGCCCATCGTTTACGAGATTGCTCTTGTTGCTTATAAGTTCGAAAACCAGAATTTATTTTCATCGTTGCGCCGGGATTGTCACTCTCAAATGCTCGTTTCATATTTTCATAGGCAGTAGCAACTTCAGGTTTTGCCCTGAATCCAGAACGAGGACCAGGTAGTGAATTAAGATCTATTTTCCCAATTACTTTCCCCCTGGACCATGCGCAATTATCCCCACGGGGATCTTTTTCACATTCTTCTTCTTCGGGAAGATCAACGGGGATCGCCTCTTTTCTTGTAACCCACTCCTGAAAATGTTTTGTTGCTGGTTCTGCACTGAGGGGGACTCCGCACTTAGCAATTATACCCATATAAATACCAACTGGGTTTAAATACCCACGCGCCAACGGATGGTATACATATACGTCATCCCCCACATTTGGCGGTTGATTATCTAATTGGGGAGTCCCTTCATAAACATAATGTTGGTAAATGAGACTCTCTTCGTCGCCGGGATTAATTAAATTGCTAGGTATCGCCTTTCCTGAATCAAATGCTGTATGGACATATAATTGTAAACAATTAAGATTTTGAAAATTATTTTCTTTGTTAAGGCGGTCACGCATTCCACCTGGGGTGGGGATGGCGTTTTGAACAACCTTTAAAACTTTTCCTGGGATGAGTTCATTGATATCAACACCGGGCGGTCTTAAAGACTCCCTTACAATCGCCTGGAGGCGATCAGTAAATTTTTCTCCAGGTTCAAGAAATGTTCCGGGGAATTTCCTATTAGTTGAAAGAGAATTAACTAATCCATTTTCTAATTTAATTTTATCTTTATCGCTCATGACTATTCCTTATTTAGTTGCTTAAAGATTTCTTCTCTTTCCTCATCTGACAAAGAAGAATCAGTAGATTCAGTTTTTTGCTTAAGGGACGCAATTTTAACCAATTGCTCATTGGAGCGTTGCAAAGTCTCCATGTATTTTGCTGCTGTTAACCCTACTTCTTTATGACGCTCATCTGCGCCAGATAAATATTTAATAAGATCCTGTAGAAGTTCCTGTGTTTGCTCTCGATCATCTCGAATATTATTAATTGCTTCGCTTGTCAACTTATCAAAATTTTGCTTCACTTGTCCCACTTCTTCTTAAAATGACCATATTCCCCCCTAAATCTTTTTAAATTGTTTAAAATTTGTTTAGTATTGAGATTTGTCATTTCCCTTATATACAGATAAATAGCTTTCTTATTAAATATCTCAATGTCATCTGACTCCTTAAAGAGTATTTTTATTGCTTCAAGAATTTTCTTTTCGTTTTCTTTTAAATTTAATTTGGATTCCCAATTATATACTTCTTTTAGGAAGTGCTCCATAAACTCTCTCTTGTTTCTATCTTCAATATAGCGATTATAGATCGAGAGATATTCAACTTCTACTTTTTTTGATATTTCATCATACTTTGCTTCGCGCTTCATCTGAACTGAATTCTTTTTAACGCGAGCAATAAACCAATTTTTAGTAACAACACTAAAATATGAAAATGCCTTTGATCCCTTTGACGCATCAAAGTTAGAAAGAATAGTGATAAGGTGTATTTCACACTCCTCTTTTAAACTGGCGACGTTGGGAAGGGTACTAAATTTATAAGTAAAAACAATCTTGTTGATCATCTCAACAAAAACTGGACGGATTATATTACAATAAAGTTCATTCTTTTTCTTGTTGCTATTACATGAAATATATTCAAGAATAGCATCTTCATGAACTTGTGTGAAATATTGATTACTCTTTTTCTTCTTGAGTTTCTTCTTGGTTGTATTCATCATCTACTTTTTGTAAAATTTCCACTAAATCTGGTTGGGCGAAGGAATAAATATCCTCGTACCTTTCAAAGAAAACAACAAGATTTCTTGTATGTTCTAGTAAAGATTTCAGCGTCTCATCACCATAAAAGGTAGGCAATTCGTAAACTGCACTTAAGTGCTTTTCATAAGTCTCCAAATGAGTAAACAATTGTGCAGATTCTTCCGATGCAGCGATGATGGGGGCGATAACTTTTCGAATATAAGAAAATAAAACCGCTACCACACTTAAAAGAAGTATAGATAACAATAATAGAATTATATGCGTTAAATCAAGATTCATACTTTCTACCTTTTAATTCTTGTTTCGTATTATCAGATTCTTGTTTAATATCTTCAATAACTTCCCGTACAATGGTGCCGGGTGGTTGATCTTTATTTATTAATTTTGGATAATTAAAAGAAACCGGGATTTTGTTTAATCCATTTTCAATACCACACTTGACGCAAACACTGTGAATCTCGCTTAATGAATGGGAAATCGTATAAGTCATTTCGCAGTGTTTACAGCAATAGGTATATTTAGGCATCTACCGAGTCCTTCTTTTTAGTCACCTTTTTAGTTCTTGGTTTGGTTTTACGTTTTGCTCTCTTTTTGGGAACTGTTTTTTCACTGGGTGGTGGTGGTTTGTCAAAACGCACCGATGGGGGATTTTCAATTATTAATCCATCTACGGAATTTACGACATTAAACCCCTTCAACACAGAGGTGATATCTATCTGTTCCATAATACCTTTTTGTAGAGCAAGCATAATTGCCCCAACTGCCTGATTTGATAATTCCATATTATCTCCTTATATATTTTTGATTTGGTCCTCAATGGTTCTTATTCCAAGAGAGGTATTAAGTTCTTTATTGCTTTGTAAAGTACGATCACAGGGTGTGTGAAATTCGTGTGGAGTGATATCTAAATTTAAGTTAAATCGCTCGGATAATAAAGTTAATAAAGTATATTTATCTATCGCGTTAGAGTGAAGGTGAAACAATCCATGCTCGTGCATATCTTCTTTAATAATTTTTTCGCAGACCAAGGCATATTCACTAGTGGTTATACCGTTCCATAAATGATTAGTAAACCCCTTTACCTCTTTATCTTTCATAGATTTTGCCCACTCAATCAAACTGGAATTATTATGAATTTCCTCGCCAATAATACTAGTTCTGAGGACCATACAATTCTTTGGTTCTCCCAGAGATTTCGACTTACCGTAAAAATCGGTACAATCGTGCAGACTATTTTCATCATAATTCCCGCCTTTCCCCGAAAAAACACAATCTGTGGTTATATGAACGAGTTTCGTCTTAGTCTTTTTACAGTAGGCGGATAATTTATAAGGGAATAAAGAGTTTATTTTAATACTTGTTGCTCGATCATTTTCAATATTTGGTTTAATGATCCCAATGCAGTTTATAATGTAATCTACTTTAGGTAAATGTGTTAATGGTGTCTTACGGGCATCAAAATAAACTTTATTCATCCCATATGTGACATCAAAATTGCGATAAGATAAATGAGTCTCATACTCGCTATTATTCAAAAAATGCTTACCAACTGCATTCCCCAACATTCCCGTGCTGCCCAAAATTAAAACTTTTACCAATCTCTACCCCTCAATAATCTTTTCCACATATTCAGCAATCGCCAAACAACTTGTTAGTCCTGGGGATTCTATCCCCACTAAATTAATAAAATTCTTATAACCCTTATCGACCTCATTTTTTATAATAAAATCCTTGAATCCTGCCTGTTTTTTTATTTTAGGTCGCACACCTGCGGTGTCTGCCCAAATATCTTTACACGAAATATCCAAATACTTATTTATACTATCACAGAAATGTTGGTGATTTAAATCATTTATTGAATAATCGACATCACTTACATAATATGCGTTAGGTCCAAAAGATAAATTTCCCCCCATATCCAAAACCGTATGTATTCCTAATCCATGTTCAGAAGGAAGGGGGTAAATTAAGCAATTCATATGAGGATACTTATTTGTTTTATAATATTCCCCTTTATACCACTCTATTTCATATTCTTCTATGCCTAACATTTGAGCGATTTGATCACTCCAAAGACCCGAAGAATTTATCACAATGCGACTCTCAACATTATAATCCTCCCCCTCAAAAGATAGTACATATTTATCGTTCAGCAGGGAAACATCAGAAACAGCGGTATTATACACTACAACTCCATTATTTTTTGTAAAATTGTTTCTAAGTTGAAGCATTAAAGAGTGTGCGTCTACAATCCCCGCGCTAGGGACTTGGATTGCCTTAATTGCTTTAATTTCAGGTTGTATTTCTTTAATCTTCTGTGGGTCGAGAATCGTCAGGTTAGGGACTGCGTTTGCCATACCACGTCTATAAATTATATCTAATTGCGAAACTTCTTTCTCTGTGGTGGCAACAATTAACTTTCCACACTGTTTATGTGGTAAATTATACCTCTGTAGAAAATGATACAGGAGGCGGTTGCCGTTAATACATAACGAAGACTTTAAAGTACCCTTTGGGTAATAAATACCAGAATGAATGACTCCGCTATTACGACTGGATGTATGTTGACCGAACGAGGATTCTTTTTCGACTATTAGAACATTATTAAATTTATGGGAAAGTTGAGATGCAATTGCCAATCCCACAATACCTGCACCGATGACCACTGCATCAAACTCATACACCTCTAATTAAACATAATTACACGATTTAACGATAATTATCTCCCCATATGTCCCACTTATCCCACTCAAATCTAATATCGTCACCCACACTTTCTTCTAATGTGGAAGTAGAAAAGAACATAATAATAGTGCCATCTTCCAGGTTCTTAAATCCATTTGCAAAACCAGGGGGGATATATAAAACAGAGGGACTCTGAGAAGATAGGGTGAAGGTGTTTATCTCGTCCGTTTTCATATCTACTGCACCTACTAACGCTGTTCCACTAGGCACATAGACATATTTTCCTTCTTTTTGGTGCCCGTGCCATGCACGAATAAATCCCTTTTGGTGATTTTCAACTTGGTAAAAGCGTTTTACATTAGAAAAATCAAAATCGTTCACGAATCGAAGAAATCCTCGATCATCGGCAAAGACATTCCCCTTGAATTGTTTAAAAGTCATTCAGTTTCCTCATAAACGCCGCATTGGAATAAATCTCGTCAGAAGTATCTTTAATTCTTTCTTCCAGAATCAAAGAAGAGATCTGTAAAATTCCATCTTCTAAATTATACACCGGATTCCACCCAGTATGTAAATATTTTTCATTTTTTACTTTATAATTACGCAAATCTTCAAATTTCATATTGGTATATGATATAACGCAATCGGGAATAAGTCTTTGAATTTCTTTTCCTAGATCAGAAATGCGAAAGTTCTTATAGGATAAATTGTATAATCCACTAATATTATTTTCAATACCATGTAATATTGCTGTGGAAACATCTCTTACGTGCAAAAGAGGTCGCCACTGTTCTCCACCGAAAACTGTTAAAGGTTCGCCAAGTGCCGCCTTCATTGACAGAATATTCGCTACTAAATCTAAACGGATACGACTATGATCATCCCCCAATCCAAAAAGAGTACCTAAGCGAAACACTAAAGAATTCGGGGAATTACTCAAAACATATTTTTCCGCTTCAAGTTTTGTCGCGGCATAAAGTGATAAAGGATTAGGAATGGCATCTTCTTCTATTAAGTTATTATTGACGCCATAAACTGAACACGTAGAGGGGAAAATAATTTTTCCTTTATAATTGTCCACTAACCATTTAACTGAATCAACATTAAGTTCAGACGTTAATTGAGGATTAACTGCACAAGCACCATCCCCCACAAGTCCTGCCAACCAGATAACCACGTCATATTTATCAATGATGTTGCTTAATTTTTGCTGATCTCGAATATCTCCATAAATAAATTTATTATTTTTCATATAGCGGGACTCAAAAAGAAGATTGTCATAAACCGTCACATCATAGTTGTTATCCGACAAATGATCAGTTAAAAAACCCCCAATATAACCTGCGCCCCCCACAATTAAAATCTCACTCATTAGTTTCGCCCCCTCTTAGACCTTAAACAAAAAATCATAAGTTTTCCATCATAAAAAGTTCGAACATCTAATATTTCAAAAAAAGGTTTAAATTTTTCTTTCCAAAAATTTAAACCTTTTTGTATGAGATGTAACTCAACACCATCCAGACAATCGGAGTGATTCGCTACAGAAAAGTAGCAAAAAGAACTATTTTTTGAAAAAGCAGACATAATTTCATCAATAAACTTTTCTTCTATATGCTCCAAGACATCTAAGCAACAAAGTAAATCAACTTTTTTAATTTTGCTTAAATCTTCAGCGACAGATAAATTAATTTTAGTAAAATTAACATTACTAAAATTATTAATGTTATAAAAACATTCTAAATCATAAGAATGAATAGATTCTATTTTATTTTCAGAAATATATGGAAATAAGTTGCCTCTACCTGATCCAATATCCGCTAGAGTGGTTATTTCTTCTTTATGCTGGAGATATGTAATAAACTCACGAGCATAAACATAAGAAACGAACTGTCCCGTGTTATATTCTAACCGTGTTTTAAACAAATTAGAGTATATTTCTTTATAATTCATCAATATTCTCGGTTGTTTCTATACATTTATTAATTTTATCCGTTAAATAAGAAGAATAATTCCTGTTTAATATTAAAATATCAACAAACTTATTCTTCTTATTTACCCCCAAATTTTTTCACCACGATGAGTCGGGTCTTTGCTTATTTGCACCCTCAATATCTTCTCTATTTCTTTAGATGTAACACCATTTCCCAACCATAGTGCATTTCCACTAAAAGGTTTAAGTGCCCAATCTAAACAATTTTGAAAATCCTCATCATTTGCATCAAGCATTATACTACATTCGTTTTCTAAAGATTCAGGGCGCTCAGTAAAATCTCTGGGCACTATAACGGGGACATTTAATAGGGCGGGTTCTTCTTGTGCTGTACCGCTATCACTAATGATGAATAAAGAATCTTGCATAAACTTAACAAAATCCCTATATCCCATTAAATCAATTACCTCTATTTTTCCTAATGTGATTCCATATTCCTCTATTGATTTAAATGCTCTACCAAAATTAAGCATTTTCACAGACTTTCCAGTTTGTTCAATACAAAAATTTGCAAATTTTATAATAGATTCCATTCTATCTTTATATTTAAAATTTTCAGGTCTATGAATATCTAATAAGATATGCTCTTTGATTCCCACATAATTTAAATCCACGATCTCATTTAAAGGTTCAACAATCGTGTTTCCCACCACAAATATTCGCTCCTCGGGGATACCTTCTCGTAATGCCTTTTGCTTATAATTTTCGTGATAAACAAAAAGAAAATTTGAAACATGATCGCAAACTTTTCGATTAATTTCTTCTAGCATTCTCTCATCGTAACTTCTCATTCCCGCTTCAATATGCCCTATCTTATACCCCTCTTTACGCAGGGGAACTGCGGCAAGAACTGAATTACTGTCGCCCAAAAAAAGGACAACATCAGGATTAATGTTTTTCTCACGAAACAAATCAATAATTGCCGGTCCTAAGTCTGCTTGCTGTTGATAATGAGATTTTGTAGGACCACCAATCTGCAAATTATAATCAGGTTCGCGAATATTCAAATCTTTAAAGAAGATTCCCGATAACAACTCATCATAGTGTTGTCCTGTGTGAATCAAAATATGCTCACACCAATCTGCATTGTCTAATGCTTTAAACACCTCTGACATTCTAATAAAATCAGGACGAATACCTGAAACTGTTACTATTGTCTTTTTCATTGTTTTTCTAAAGTTTCCTTGATCGCAGAACACAACGTATTGTCGTAATCCTGATAATTTTCATGAGTTATGAGGTTATTATATTTCTGGGATGTGGGGTGCCCACCATACCAATGAATTCCAATGCCTTTTTCTTTTAACTCTTTGAATGCATTTATCTCATATATATTGTTTAAATTTTTAAAATCATAATAATAAACACTATCCACGTCCAAATTATGAATTTGGTTATTAAAAGCAGACGCCAACAACTCATAAGTGGGATATAAGTTTATAATCATATCAGATCCAATTGATTGATATTTACTTGGGTCAAAATTATTCATAGATAATTTAGCATAAGTTTTAAAAAGGATATTATTTTTTTCTGCCATCATAAATCCAATAGATGGCATAGAATTATGCCTGGGGTCATAGCACATAATAGTGTCCACATTAGAATGGTTTTTTATATTAAAGTTTGCGTTGTTAAGACTCTTAAAGAAAATAATATCCATATCACACCATAGACCACCATTTTTATTTAAGATGTTCCACCTCAAGTAATCTGATTTATGGACTTCTGATGCCTCATTGGTGAGTGGGGAATTTGAAAAATCTACATAAATCGTTTTAACCGAAACTTCTTCTAATAGTTTGTCAAAATAATCTAATTCCCCTGTATAATCTGTGCGATCATAGCGGTGATGATTATCATCTTCTCCCCAGGTTCGAGATTCACTTAAAACTTTAGGCAAATATAGATGAACAGACCAATCAGGATTATGAGTCTTAAAACTTTTAATCGTCATATATCTCATAAACGACATTTTATTACTCCCCCAATAAAAATTAGCAATCTTGGGGATCTTCCCGAGGTGCCATTTCGGGGAAGCATCATATATCTCCCCAGTCAACTTATCTGCCTCTGCTACACAATTTCGATTTTCCACAGAAAGAGAGTCAGGGGGGTCATTATGAGTCCCCAATACTTGATCCACGTAAGCATATCTACTCTTTAATCCCATTCTCATCGCCATATGATAATCTTCACCCGGAATATTTATATAATCACCGCATCTTTTCTTTAAATCCATTGTAAACATAAAGCAGGTTCCAAGGAAACACTGGATTCGGTTAATCTTACACCAATCATCTCGAATCACTACGTCGCCTGAAACACTATTATCATGTGATTGCCCATTACAAAAGGTAAATTTCTTGGAATATGGATCTTGGTGATAAGGTTTGAATATACGACCTAAATATTTACTCTCGAAAGCAGACGAAACAAATTCAATATCTCGATTATCTTTCATTACCGTTACTAAGGATTCTAAAAAATGAGGGACTTTATTATCATCTGATGATGCCCACGTACCAAATTCCCCGTTCGCTTTTAAAAATCCCAAATTTAATGCAGACCCAGTGCCGCCATTTTTCTTAGTAAAAATTTGAATGCGCTTATCTTGCTTGGCATAATTTTCTAAAATAGTAGACGTATAATCGGTAGAACCATCATCCACAATTATTAATTCAAAATTTTCATAAGTTTGAGCGAGAATATCGTCTATAGCAGATTTAAGATAAGGCGCGTCATTATAGGTGGGCATCACTATTGAAATTAAATCTTTTTCCATCTTTCACGCTCCTAACTGTTAAACTCTAACCCACCATCAAAATCAGATTCTTGAGAATGTTCATAAACGACACCACACATCTTCTTATATTGAGCGTCTTCTGAAAATTCCTCTTTAATCCATTTTTGCAATTTCTTGGATTTGGACAAGTGAGTATTATAATTTTTTACCAGCGCCCGCATTGATTTTTTAGCAGACCACTCCTTGGGAAAACACCATTGAGAATCTTTTATTAAAATATCTTGCCAAACTGCTTCAGGTTGAATGGGTTTAAGATCATGAGCAACAGATGTAAACATAGCAGTTTTCTTCTTTTTAGTTGGGGCATATAAATAATCTAGTTGTCCGCCCCAAGCTGGCGTGATAATTGGTAAACCGTTACATGCTGCTTCAAAAATTGGCAACCCGAAACCTTCACCATGTGACAAAGAAATAAGGCACTTGATTTTAGGATGATTATATAATCCGACCATTTGGGATTCTGGAATATCACCATGTAGAAGATAAACTGAACATTGACGATCTGGATATTTAGATAAAATATTTTTCAATCTCATTTGAGTGAATCGTCGATCACGTAAGGATTGTTTAGCAGTGGAAACCTTTAACACCAGTCCCACCTCTTGCTCTTTGAATTCCTGCACAAACCATTCGATGGTATTTTCCAAATTTTTACGCGGTATCCAGGTAGCAACAACAAGAAAATTAAAATCATGCTTTAAATCAAGATCAATATTTTCTCCAGTCACATCCTTAATAGGAAAATTAACCACATCTACTGGAACCGCACATGACACCTTAAAAGATTGCTTTGTCTGATGATTATATGCATCATAAACAGTATCTATAAACCCACTTTTGGAATGTTCAGAAACCACCACAACTTTATTCATCATAAGAGATTTCTCTATCCATTTGGGGGATATTTTATTTGTTTCAGTTCCCGCTGTAACTCCAATATTGATGGGTGCGAGTTTTTCCCATTCTTGGGGGATTGTCACCTGAATCGACATATCAAAACCTTGTCCCGTAATCCACTCAGTACCGTCACTATCCCTTCGACGTGTCATTTCATTATGCATATAAATGCCTGTTTTTTGAATCAAGTGGTCCATCCAGCGTCTTTCTTCATTATCTTCAATTAACCACGAAGTTGTACCCCAATTAAGATTATCTAAATAAATATCAAATTCATCAGGAAGTGTCCTAAGTGCCCTTAATACAAATCGTGTATGCTCACCATATCCACTTTGAGATAATGCGGGTCCTTTAACCAAAACTCTTTTCATATTTCAATTAACTCCCATGTATCGTATCCTTTTCGATTTTCCCACGATCCATATTTCTCGTGTGTCTCTAACATTAACTTTTCCCACCTACTAATATAACTTTCAAATGAATAATCTTTTAAAATTTTATCTTGGCAATTCTTTCCTAACTGTTCGCGTTTTTCTGCCCCATATGCGTACATTTGCATTAAAGCATCCACCACCTGCTGTTCACATAAGCGATCTTCATAAATATATGGAACTTGCTGAGATCCAATAATTGCCTTCGAGGAAGATTCAAGCGCAATACCATAATCCGTTTCTATATTCTTGCCACTTTGTTGGCGGTGGCGCTCTTGTATTAAATCATGGGTAACGTTATCCATATCTGTCACCTGTTCTTGTAATCCTCCCGTTAAAGTGGCAATAATAGGGGTGCCACATGCCATTGACTCAAATGTATATAATCCAAACCCTTCTGCATCTGATATACTGATTGTGGTGTCTGCCGCGTTGTATATCATACATAAATCGTTAGGGGGCATTTTTTGATTGGAAAAATATATATTAGTGTTCTCAGTTAAATTTAACTTTTGTGCAATCGCGTGTAAATCTTGACCATTCGGGTCCTTGGGGTCAGTGTGGAGCAAAATAGTGGAATTTCTATGTCCATATTTTTTCTCTAACTCGTCTAAGAAACTCTTAAACCAAAATAATAATGAACCGCTTTGCTTTCGACGCGCATTTCGATTAGTCCAAAAAATAAAAAAGTTGTTTTCATCTATTCTTAAATTATCCTTTCTAAATTTTGAAACTATATTTTTATCTAATTTTTTAAAAATATTCGGCGGCACCGCGTGGGGGATATATTGCTCGTGGACCGTTGGGGATACCGTTTTAACTATATCCGATGTTAATTTTGATATAGTTGCAACTACATCAGTGGAGTCATACCACACCTTATTATAGTCAGGATAAGGAAAATTATCCCATACGTGATAATAAACTAAGGGAACTAAAGCACGAATTTCATGTTCCATGTCCCACAACCACTCATAAAACCGAGGGTCAGTCATAAACCACAATATATCAGGTTTATAACTCCTTATAATCGACCTTATGGAATCTGGTGTTCCATACCCATCCACAGGATGGATAACCCAATCGTCTTTATATTCTTCAGTTTTTGTAAGGTTATAATTTTGATGTTTTATCGCACCGGCAACACTATAAAAAGAAAATTTTCCAGTATCTAAAAGTCCAGTTATAAAATATTTAGTTTGAGTTCCAACACCAGAAGGTGATAGGGGGTGATCCGAAATTGTAAGTATTTTTATTTTTTTATCCATTTAATCCTTAAGGACAATGGGGGGTTCCTCGAAACTCACATCGTCCACACTTTAATCTATTTTTGGGATGATTATTACTATGGATATTATATACTGCTTTATTTAAAATGTTTAAAGCATTATTAATTTTTTTTTCACCAGAGGACACACGAAAAATTTCAATACGGTCCTTTTTAGCAGTTCTCTTAAGTAATCCAAAATAGGTTTCAACCAATTTGGGATCAATCTGGTGCTTCTGAGCGAAAAAATTCTTATAATAGGTTAACTGATAAGTCACTATTTTATCCGATTTCTTTTTCCTATCCCACCCCCAAGAACAAGATTTCCAATCAATAATGTGGTATTTTCCATTTGGTGTTTTTAAAACTAAATCGATGAATCCCTTAAAATCATGGTCCACATCTATATTGTTTATTTTTTCCATCAATTTTTCTTCACATGAAACTAATTCCCACCTTGGGAATGTCTTATCCAAAGATTCAATCACCAATGCTGCCAAATCAATCCCTTGAATCTTCATATCTTCTACCATCTTTTCCTTAGACGGATCGAGTGTTATTGAATCTAGTTCTTTAGAAAAGGATTCAAGAAAAATCTTTTTATAATTTGATTTTCTATTTTTGGTTAATTCTTCACATGCAAGATGAAGAGAAGTTCCAAAGGCAGTATATTCATTTCCCTGAAATAATCTAATCTTATCGATGTATGTTAATTTATGATAAAAGGGGCAAAAATCCCAATTTTTTAAAGCACTATATGATATATGCGACATTCTCCACCTCTACTTTTTGGTGGTCTTTCTTCTTTTTCTTGTCCGCTTTTTGGACACCGTAAGAGAATTAGCAACACCATTATTTAATGATACCACAGGTAGGTTAGGGATGTCAACCGTCTTTTTTTCTAATTTAATAAATTTAAAACTTCCGTGAGGAGAAGTAAATTTATTATCAATTCTTGTTATAGAATTAGGATGCAATACATAATCTTCATACCCTCGCTCCTTTAAGTAACTAAGTGCCGCTTCGGATGTGATGCCCTCCCTTATGATTGGGGGGTTTCTCCTACCACCATTATAGACAGCGCACGTTATGTTTAAAATTATCTCATCTTTATTTTTTTCTATATTAATTTCCATTAATTTCCTCATTATTTAATTTATTTAAGATTTTTACTATTTTTGAATAAAGAACTGGACTAAGGTCTTTTAAATATTCGTGTTCTTCAGATAAATATAATAAAAATCCATTAGCAAAATATTCTCTAACACTAGTAATTGAATATGGCGAAAAAAATAATCCCGCACTAAGCAAAGACAATTTATCATATCCTACCTCCTGATAAAGAAAGATATCAAACTCTCTTAAATGATCATCAGAAAAAAACAATTCAGGAGTTATTTCATATCCGTCTGCTTTTAAGAGTGAATAAAGTCTTTGTTTTTTAGATTCATATTCCTGCTCGATGCCGTCGCTGCCATATAAAATTTCTTGGAATCTATCTTCTAATAAATGTGCTATTTCATGAATAATATTTTCCGCAATTAAAGGTTCCGTTATGACATTAACAATATTGTTGGATGAAATCCAGATCGCACCGTCTTTCAACATTGATTGTATTTTACGTTTATTTAAATCATCAAAATCACCTATATAAATTGCGTCTAATCCATTTAAGAAATTTCTATTTATCTTTTCCTTTACAGAATTTAATATATTGTTTGTTTTTATGTGTTTGGAAAATTTATTAATAACATAGACCGGAACATTATATAACATATATTCGCTTCTATCCTGTATTCTCCTATTAGACTCTTTTATATATGTTATCATAAATTTATATATTTATATTAATATCACATTTTCAAAGAAAAATCAAGAAAAAAATATTATAAAACCTTCGCAGAAATTGTAGCAACCTTTGATCTTTCACCTTTCAAAAATGTAACATGCCCAGAAATATCAAACTCTTTAAGTTTTTCAATAACATACGCTAATCCGTTTGAATTTTCGTTTAGGTTTACATTATCGATCTGTTCTATATCTCCAGTTAAAATTATTTTGCTACCTTCTCCGACTCTAGTTAAAATAGTTTTAACTTCATGACGTGTTAGATTTTGACATTCATCAATAATAATATAGGCATTTTGAATACTTCGACCTCGAATATAGGTTAGTGCCTCTACCTCAATAACCCCTTTTTCCATATAAGACTCCAGCATTAAATCATCGTTTCCAAATAAAAATCTTAAATTATCTTGAATGGGCGCTAACCAAACTCCCATTTTTTCTTCCATCGTTCCTGGCAAATATCCAATATCTTTGCCCATTGGCATGATAGGGCGTGACACTATGAGTCGATTATAAGTTGGTTTCTCACCAATCACCTGCTCTAACCCAGCAGCAACAGCACACAAGGTCTTTCCACTACCTGCTTTCCCTATGAGGGAAACCACAGGAATATTGCTATTATACAATAAATCCATCGCGAAATTTTGTTCTTTATTTTTAGGGGCGATGCCCCATGATGATCCCGCCCGGTGTTCTTTGACTTTATGGAGGGGTTCGTGTTCATTAGTAAATTGCGTTAATACTGTTTTCTTCTCATTTGCCGAAGAAACCATCATTACAAATTGATTTGGAGAAAACTGAGTTATATCGGAGATATTTTCCATATATATGTTTTCGCCTTCGTAAACTCGATCAATAATTTGATCATCTACTAAGATATCGATAAATCCCGTATATAACTCTCCTCCATGCTCTATAATATTTTCAGGAAAGTAATCTTCTGCTATAATCCCAATCGCATCACACTTTATTCGTAAATTGATATCATTACTAACTAAAATTACTTTTTTAGTGGGATTTTCAGTTTTTAAAGTAAGTGCAGTAGCAATAATTTGGTGATCGGCAATTGATGGGTCATAACCTACAGGGAGTTCGTCCAAGTTAGGTGAAACAGAAAAAGCAACACCCTTACCTTTGTCAATTCGGACCCCCTTATGAAGTAAACCCTTCTCTCGAAGACCATCTAAAATACGAATAATTCGTCGTGCATTTACCCCCACACCATTTGGTCTTTTTTTATGCTTATCTATTTCCTCAAGTACAATTAAAGGTATTGCAATATCATTATTTCCATAAGAATAGAAAACTTTAAAGTCAGTTAAATATACACTAGTATCAAGTACATATATTTTTTTCCCCATATAACCCTCTTAATCCAACCTTTCCTATTACTAAATAGCACGGACTTTTAATATTTTACATCGTAGTTAGATATAGGAAATATCCCCCCTATGTTAAAAGATGCGGTTGCAAGAATAATATTAATGATAGTGATAATAGTAGTGTTTACTGCTTGTTCCTCGTGTGTCACCAATTCTTATTTATTTGGCGAAGGTAATCTTTTCAGGTCTAAACGACGCTCATTTATAAAAATAAATACGCACAAGAATTTATTGATAGTAAAAACATCTTCCATAAATCGCGGGCATGTGGAAGAAGATTATATGATAAATTTTTCATCAGTCGCATCGGGGGTTATTCTTAATCATTATCGTGAAATAAGTTTAGTGGCGACATCAGCGCACGTATGCACAATGAAATATGGCAACCAACTAAATTATTTCATCCCTGATTATTCTCCCAACAATAAAAATTGGCACGTCTTAGAAAAAAATGTTTTTAGGTTATCAGACATAAATGGCAAAAGATATACGGCGGCAATATTAAAAATAGATCTATCATCAGATTTATGTATTCTCCTAACTAAATCTATACCACATCCACACATTCAAATTTCAACTATGGACCCCCTTATAGGCGAAAAATATTATAATATTGCAGCGCCCCATGGAATATGGGAAAAGAAACTTGTGCCTATGTTTGAGGGGCGATTTATAGGTAAGACAAAATCAAAATTTACCGGAAGCGATTCTTATATGTTTAGTATCCCCGCAGCAGGAGGTTCTTCAGGGAGTCCCATAATAAATTGGTATGGAGACTTAGTGGGGTTACTCCACTCTGCCTATAGCGATTTTCACCACATATCACTTACAGCGACTAATCAACAATTGCAAGTTTTATTATCCGGGTCATTAATGAAGTTGAGAAAGCAGTATGATGCATACAAAATTATTTTATCCATTAATAATTAGCACTAATGAGTCGTAAATTATTTTTCAAGTTTAAATATCTAAAACTAGAACTAGATGAGACAAAAGAAGCAACAGATGAATATAACACCCAGTTCATGAACGACTTTCAAGAAGAAATTGAGTTTCTAAACTCAATTAACACCCCAAATATCCCAAAAAATGAACCTAATTTAACAAAAGAGGGCACTATATCATCCTCTAAAGATACCTCCGCTTATCCTCAAGAATTCAAAGAATTTTACAAAGAACTTATTAAAAGTTTCCACCCAGATTTAAAACCAGACTCAGAAAAGGAAAAATACGAAGAACTGATAAAAGGGGTAACTAGGGCGTATGAAGAACAAGAGTGGATCGAATTAATCAATATTGCAGAACTGCACAATTTGCCCATCCCAAATTTTCCAGAGTCGTATCAGGACGAATTTGAAAAAAATTTAACCAAAATAGAAAATAATATATTTGAGATGAAAAATAAACTTTGTTGGGTATGGATGTCCAAACTAAAACCAAATAACCGTTCAAAAGAAGATGTTTATCGATTAATGAACATTGATATTGAGAAATTTAATGAATGGAAAAAAAATAAAAATCAGTAAACTACATGAATATCAATATCATGACTTGAGGTGCCCTCTAGGTCTATCTGTTTGGAGCGACCATTAAGGTCTTTAACAATTATGACACCTTCATCATTATGAGGATCAATTAAGAAACTAGTTATGGTGGATGGTCCTTCACACGAGGTTTCTTTACTCTCGCGATCTGTATATAATAAAAATATTTTATCACCAATATTCATAATGCTACTCTATCATAAGTAGACCCGAAAGGCAAGGAGGGAATAAAAATAATGGAGGTGGCGGGAATCGAACCCGCGTCCTCAATGTTTTAATAGTTTGTGATACACAAGGTTAAAAGATTGGTATAATAAAACACGGTTTTGGGTAACAAGGAAACCGTAAACCCCGCTTTGATTGCTTACGCCGCCAAAGTTAGTGCAACATTATCGTTAGCAGTTATTTGTTTTAAGCCTTTTAGTGTTTGCTTATACACCCTTGCACAAATCTACCTCGACACCCAGTCGAATCCAGTTCACCCCCGTAGTGTATAAGTATTGTAGCAGTTATTTTTTGGAATGTAAAGAAATTAATTTAAGGACGAAGTCCTGATTCTACCGCTGCACTGACTAAATCTTTAATGCCCAATTCACGAAGGTCATTATCATCATAATTAGACAGCATTTGCTGTATTCCTGCACCCAAAGCGGGCATCATTCGAGGGTATCCTCTGGCAATTTCCATGGCGCGTTTTATATAACCTTCAAATTTTTCAGTATCTCTGTTCTTCGCTGCCCGTTGCATGTCTTGGATGAGAAATTTCGTTTTATCGCTTTCACGCGATACACCTGAAGTATCATATGGACCTTCAATTAATTTTTCTACTTCTTCCTTGATAATTTTCTGAAGTTTTTCTTTTGTTAGTTTCATATAGATCTCCTATTGGGTATAATAAATAGTTACTTATAAACCGAGAAGAACACCTGCCCAACAATTATATACAGCAAGATTGTTATTTATTTCCAATAACAACGGTAGGTCTAATAAAAAAAAATCATTAATGTGACCACACAATGATCAAGTAGGTTATAATTAAAATTTATCTTGCTGATTGAGATTATAACAATTAAGTGATGGCGTCGTCAATCTTTTTTTCATAATATTGCTCAGTTTTATATTTCTTAACCAACTCTATGAGAGTTTTTTCTTGAATGCCTAAGAATCGTGCTGCTTCGCGTTTTGACTGGGTGGCAGAAAGTGCGTATTTTAAGACGGCATCGGAAATGATATATTTAAGTGATTGCCACACGGGAAAACCATAAAATTTTCCCTTTAATAAATCGCGAGTGGCGATTTCTAATTTTAAAGAAACTACTTCCTCCAAAGAAAGATTAGATAAATAAACCTCTAATTCTTCGTTAGATTTCCCTTGTTCTCTTAATTTTTTGGATAATGAATAACTTTTATTTTTACCGCTATTCGTCTTCTTGGTCATTTGATATACCGAGTATACCATATCCCGCTATATCTTTAAACGGTGATTCTCCAAATGCTTCTTTCTGACTTGCAATTCTAAATAACTTATCAACAATACGTGTTATTGCTAACATATCTTTATATTGAGTGGGTTCTACGCCATTGGGATATAAAACTTTTAAAATTTGCTCGGATTTCTCAAATGAACTACCATATGCCTTATTCTTTAAGTCAACAAGTTTACCAACTTCAGTACCAATCTTTTCAAATTTCATTAACACCTCTTTATAGGTCAAAGTCAAATTCTTCTTCGCCAGTTCCCGTTCCAAGATCTTCTTCGCCGCCAGTCTCAAGGGACTGATCTTCTTTTTCTTTTTCATACGCATCCGTAGTGGGTTCAGTGATTTGGGTACTCAACTCTGCCTCATATTTATCAAAATACATTTTTATATTGGTGATTAAATAATCACGAAATGTTTTTCGATCTGTATCATCGCTTAAAATTGCATAAGAGTCAATAATATTCTTTTCAATATTGTCATAGGTTTTCGCTGCCATGTTCCGCCCGGTTTCTTCTTGACCCTCAATTCCAAATTTAGATTCTTCTTCTTCGGGGATTTCACCATCGTCATCGATGTCTATAAACATGTCATCGGGATCTATTTCTGTTGGTGCATCTTCTTCGTCTTCAACTTTTACCTCAACTTCTTCAAGGGGGACCTCAAGTTCACTTTCGGTGCCTGCATGGAGATTAACATCTTCTGCTGCTAATAATTTTGATACTGCATCTAAAAGATTTGCTCTAAAAGAGTCCCTTTGTTCCGTGGAGGTTGTGAGGGTTTTAAAATCAACTTCGACACCAGGCAAAATTTGCTTAAGTAATTCTTCAAGTAGATTAATGGCAGTTGACGAATGTGGGGCATTTTCAACTTCTTTTTTTGCCTCAATAATTAATTTTCTCACAATATCACGTAACTCTAAACTCTCGTTAACTGGTTTTGTTTTGTGGATTACATTACGACACAGTTCACGAATAATTGTACGCAATTCGCGCTCATCAGATTGTCCTTCGACATCGCCTTTTGAATGAGGAGTTCCGGCACCTGACATAGACGAAATTTCATTTTGAATCATATCCATTAAAAAATTTTTAGAATTATTCATTTTTATTTTCCTGCAAAAAATTAACTTCTTCTTCTAATTTTTTGATCTGTTCATCCATACGTCGAGTCACCCGCCGCAATTCATTTACTTGGTGTTTCATTAATTCCACCCGCCTTTGATCAGTTCTTGTGTTGGGGCGCAAAGAAGACAAATTTTCTTGAAGGGATTGTATCCAAACTTGAAAAGGAGGAGCAACCCCCTCATTAAGAATGAAATTTTTTGTTATTTCGTTTAATGAATTTTTCATATTAAATTACAAAAACTATATTATTCTTTATTGACTCTAGGTATGGATTTAGAACGTGTTTTTATTTGTTTTCTAGTTTTAATTTCGGGTATACTTTTGGGTATACTAACTTGGACCACCTCTAAAGACTCGGGCACACTTATCCTATTTGGACGGGATTCTAAACCTGGTAAGAGTCCGAGTTTTCTCAATTTTCTTTTTAATGCCACCTTATTGTACTCCTATTTACACCACTTTTCAACAAGTTTAGTATATGTTTGTTGTCTTGCGTTTCGACGAATACTACGACCTTTCGGAAGAAATGATTCTACAATTTCTTCTTCTGACCCTTCGATATTATCTTCTTCAAGTGGTTCATGCCTCTTGTCAAATCTCATTCTTTTTTCTATATCTCTAACCTCGTCGCCATCTTCGGCACGATTTCGACGATAATTCGCTTTTTCGCGATCACCAGAATCTTCTGCCACCGCAATTTCCGCATCACCGGCACCCAAGGCAACTGCTTGGGTATCTCCAGCGGCGTCATCCATCATCCGATCAAGATCGCCCTCTTCATTTAAATCTTCATCAAACATTTCTTGAATAACTCCACGAATGATGTTTCTTAACCTTGACTCATTTAATTTGTCTTTTGACATTTTATTATCTCCTAAATTTTCGTTATATCCCATTTGTATTGTCGCAAACGGGGCACCTTTAAATAATGGCACAACACCATCTTTCTTTATTCCATCTTCCCAGTCTCTAAAGATCATATTACCGCACTCATATGCCTCGCGTTCCATTTCACGAAGATGTTCATCCGTTTGAGCGTATCCTTCATTGGTATTTGCACTATTTGTTAAATCACCACGACAATTTTGAGAGTGATGAACTAATTCGTGCGAAAAAGACCTCATTAAATCCTTGGGATGTCTCCCCATAAAATAAAGACTAATTTCTTTAGTCTCTGGGTTATATGATGCGGTTTTTCCCAAGGGGTTTAATGAATTACTAGTATTGTTCACTAGATTAAGGTTTATATCCTCATTAAATCTAAGTTCTTTTTTTGAAGTATTATAAAGATTATTAACCAACTCTAAAAATAACTTAAAATCTCCTTTGTCGGATGTTGGACCATTCATTACTCATAAATAGTCATTTAGAATATTAAAAGGTTATAACTTAATGATAATCATATGTTCATCTGTGATTTCTTGAGAGTTCGGATTATTGTAGGAAGAACTATGCGACGGTCGATAAATTGGCAATTCAATTCGGGGACGATTTTCGTCTTCTTTTCTTTGCCTTCGTTCTTCTTCTTCGATAATAATTTCGATTGGAATATCTTCCCAAGGTTTTTTATCGTTCCCCATATTCTAACTACTCCGGTCTTCACTAATGTGACTCCAATTTCAATGATCCCAAATTCATTTCTTTAATTTCCCCAAGAGAAGAACGAATAATCGCTGTAAAAAATACCCTATTATTAAAAAAAGTCTTTTCTTTTACCCTTACAATTATTCCATAAATTTTTTCTTGTTGACCTAATGGAATCCATGAAACTAAGTCACCATCTTTAAATTGTGATGTTAATCTAAATCCAATTCCGGTTTTATCATTTTGCTGCCCACTCAATATATGTATAAATACATTCATTCGCCATTTGTTGATAGTTCTTGTTATCTACAAATATGCCTATTCGGTCTGCAAGACTCACGCCACGCTTCCAAGCATCTATTTCCTCAATGAGTGTTTCAACCCTATATCCCTTTGTTCGCTCAATGCCACGGTGGGTTAAAAATTGATTCATTTTTGCCTGTGTTGGGTACGTTTGTTCATATTTGTGACTATTTTGTTGAATTAATAAGTGACCGCATTCATGTAACAGAGAATATAATCGCTTTTCTGAACCGCTGCGTTTAGAAATTGTTATGTACTTTCCATTAAAAAAGATTTCATCACGCACACAATAATCGCAGTCTACCGACCATCCCTTATTTTCCAACCATTCCTCTAATCGAGAAAACCCCTCAATAAACATTTTTTGCTTAATTTTTTGCATTTTTGTTGATTTCTTGCCCACCTTGCACCTCCAAATGGTAAGAATAGTGTACCACAAAGTAGATTTTTTGTCAAGTGGTTGATTTTATTAAGAAGATAAGTCCTGCAATTCAATAATTAATCTTTCAAAGTCTGCAACTTTCCATCCCTTGAAGTATATTACGGATAAATAAGGATCAGGGGCGACTAAAGCAATTAATCCGCAGTCCTGGGTTGGATCACTATAATAATTAATTATTTGTTGACTTTTTTCTCGTATATGGGAAATTAAAGGTCTTGTTCCGGTATTAGAAAGAAATTCTTTATGCCGCTCTATACTCTCAATTAATGGATTGATAAAAATGTCCATTTTTAACTACTTTGGGTCAATGCTATCATAGCATTTTTACCGCTGCCTCCGTTATATAATTTGGAAACTTGCCCACTATTAAGTTCAAAGTTCCACGCTGATATCTCGTCAACCATTCCTTCAAGCATCCATGCTCCCCCCAAATACCAGTTCCCCAGTCCCGTCGCATTAGAGGTATTTAACTTATTTGAAAACCCCGTACTAGCGCCATAATCTTTGTAGGGAGTACCCACATCAATTCCGTTAACATATGCACTGATCGAGCGATTACCAAGAATAGATCCACTAATTGCCCACACTATATGATTCCATTGGTTGGCAACAATTGGATTCACCGATGCCGATGGGAACCAGTTCCAAGTGTTGGTAGATCCGCTGACATACCATCCCACAGATCCATCAGTGGTGGACGATGCATTTGAACCCAAAACCAACATAAAACTATAATCGCTTACATTTGGATCCTTCAACCAAAAGACCCCATTATATTGCCAGGTTGATTGAGTAGAATTGGTAGGTCTAACCCATGCGGAAATAGAAAACGATTCAGAAAATAAAGTTTCCCATTGTGGTCTATTCGCTGGTGTGTCAAAGTCAACATATGCCTGTCTTGTATTGTAAACAGAAGAAGTATAAAGTTGAAGTGAATACGAACCACTAAAGGCATTTGCGGTTTGAAATGTCGGAATACCGCCCGCCCATCCCCTATCCTCTAAAGTCCCACTATATGTAGACTGAGATCCTGTTACCGAAACAGAGGTGGACGAAGAAATCTCAAAATCTGCATAAATAAATGGAACATAGTAAGAGGGATCTGGATCAGGTAAAATTGTATTCCGACTAAAAATTGATGTAGCATTCCCCTCTGTCACAACATAGGGGGCACCCGCCAATCTTAAATTTCGCGCAGATGGGGCACCAATAGAAAAGGGTGCCTGAACTTGAACATCATTTGAATCAACATATTCGGAAGAACCGGAGGAAAGAGTGGTGATTATATAATTATTGGTGTTTGACACTAAAATAATTAGTCTTATTTATCTTTTACATTCCTAAAAGCACAATGAATGCCACGGAATGCTTTACGATCAATTTTTAATTGAATTCCTGAGTCTATAAAACTATAATCCAGAATAGCATTAGCGCAACGATCAATAATTTTAGCGGCATCTGCTTTATTACTATAGACCCACACAAACCCATCTTTTTTATCCGCATTACAATCCAGAATGTGGGATTCCGATTCGGGTCCGCCACCTTTGCCCTTAAAGTGTTTAGAAAGTTCTTTAAGAGTTGGTTTTTCGTTTAATAATTGTCCCTTGATCATATTATTTTCCTTCATGGAAATACACATTAAAAAGTGCTTCCATAGATTTTGCTGTTGCCAAAGCATCATAATATGAGCGATGACGTTCATTATTTTTTAGTTGATTGTTGGTAGTTTCGAACAAGACATCAGCAGATGCTCTATTGCCCCCAACGTGATTAACGAGCATTAAAAATTCTAAAATTGAGGCACTATCTACAGTGCGTCCATAAAAATCCTCATTGATATTTTCATTTGCCAATTTATATAATCTCTGCAAAAAACCATAATCAAAACTAGAGTTGTGAGCGATAATTTTTGTAGGTTTGCGTTCTGGACCGAGAACTGTGTCCATTTTTTTTCTTATGGATTTCACTGCTTCGTTCGGACTTTTTCCTAACTGCTTTACCTTATTTAAATCAATTTGGTTAATTTCCATCGCTTTTGGAATACAACTAATATTTTCTTCGCAAATATATGTATCGAAAATCGGTTTAATAACCTTTCCAGGTTTCCATAGAATACCGCTGATTTCCAAAATGCTGTGTTCTTTTGGATTCAGTCCGCCAGTTTCTACGTCAAGTACAATATATGACTGTTTATCTTTGAACATAGTATAATATTACCACTATTTTACCCAAAGATCAAGATAAAAATGGAGATCTGGTCTTTTATGATGGTTGTTTATTAAGGTATTTCAATACTTTATCGTGAATTTTAGAATCCACATTATCTTTCCAAGAAGAATCACCTTGATTAATCTTATTTCTAATTTCGGTGGCAGAGATAAACCCTATATTTGGCGGTGGTACATGCTCAATAATGCCATATCCTACGCCACGACCATAATTAACCGATTCAATATCCGGAATAGTCATTACCACTACGTCTTTATCTGCATAAACAGTTTCTAACATGTCCACTGTTTCTTCAGTGGTAAAGGGGTTTTTATCATCAGGGGGAATGTCCCTAACACAAATTAAAACAGGGATATTTTTATCTAATTTTTCTCCGATTAACCATTTGTGTCCATTATGTAAAGGTTGCCATCTACCGACAAACATCGCTCTCTTAGTAGTCATTTATTTTCTCCTATTATAAAATCTATAGTTTTGTGCCATGCATTTGGGTCTTCTTTTTCAAATCTAATGGCGTGATCATCAATATAGTATTTTGCCGGATGTTTAATATTAGTAACATCATCAAAAAAATGCGATAAATTATATTTATCCAACCATTTGCGAATAGGTTTAACGGGACGACTAGACACAATAATTAATCGATACCCCGCATCCTTTAATTTTTGAAGTGACGGTATTGCACCTGGCATTGGTGGGTCATATGTATTGGTTAACCCCTGAAACCCTTTAGAATATTGGTGAATAACACCATCAAAATCAATAGCAATTGTAGATTCCTTAAATTGTGTTTTTACTTCTTTCATATTATAATTTTAAAAACTCCTCCCATGTTGTTTTTAAGATTTCCAAATCGGATTTCCAAATGTGCTCCACCTTCTCCCTTGATCCCTTATTTTGCTCGTATATCTCCCATTTACGTCCACTCAGTACATGGTGGGGCGAAGATCCTTTTTCAAAATATTTTTTGTTAAACGGAATATTATACTTTTCAAATTCAAAATCAGAGCGAAGTATATCCTCTAAAAATATAAGATGATCTATATTTTTTATAATTTCTTGTTCTGTCTTATAATGGGGGGGATAAGGTATGACTTGAGGGACTGCATGTAAAAATACATTTCTTAGTGATGGATGGGGAAGGGGAACTGGGTCGCATAATAAATCCAGATAATCATTAAAGGTGTAGTTCTCCCAATTAGGCAGTGAAGGACCGACGAAACCACAATCCATCCACACTTTGAATTGATTAAAGCAAGAAATCGCCCTATCATATACATTCCTAACAAAAAAAATATTTTTATAGAGAGGATCTTCAAAGTGTTGTAAGGATGCTTGTTCTGTGGGAAAATATGGGACAACCCCTTTGGCGTGCCCATACCAAGTAGGAGATCGATAAAGGTGCAACCACCCGCGATTTTTTTTATTTAAATCACTATATGCCTTTTCGAGCATGTTTTTTGAAGCATAAAACGCCTTTAAAATACTCAGACTAGCGACCTTGGGACGATGATAATAACATATTTTTCTTTCGACATCGAGGAGCGCGTCGATGATAAATATCCCTTTTATGGACTGAGATTCTATTTGTTGTTGATAATTCACTTTTTCTATAATTGAGAAATAATATATTTCTCTAAAAGTGCCACTGATTGATCTAAACTCTGATTAGCGGTATTAATTATGAGATCGCAGTCTTTTGGTTCCTCAAAGGGATCAGAAACTCCCGTAAAATTTTGAATTTCCCCACTTAATGCCTTAGCATACAACCCCTTTACATCGCGGTCGATACATGTCTCTAAACTACACTTTATAAAAACTGTTTTAGCGCCACATTTATTTTCCAATTCTTGGCGCACTTCTTGATACGGATTAATGGCAGACATAATAGTGATTACACCATTTCGACTTAAAACCTTTCCCACAAATCCTAAACGACGAACATTAGTATTTCTATCTTCCTTGGAAAATCCCAAGTCTTTACATAATCCTTCGCGATATTCATCCCCATCAATGATTTCAATTTTATATCCCTTTTGTCGTAATTTTTCTCCAACTGTAAACGCCAGCGTCGATTTTCCTGCGCCTGACAGTCCTGTCATTTGTATAAACATACCCTTTGTTTTACCCCACTTAATAAAATTCCACAAGCGTTCATGAAGAAAAAACACAAACACTTGAATAATATTATAACATAAAGCTATTAAACTTGTAGATTTAATATTGCCTGTAGTCGCGAAGACAACCGCAACTAGAATAACAACGGCAACCAAGCGCCATGTTACTGCTTTCCAAAAACTTCTTTTTTTTGAGTCAATCATATTTTTCTCAACGCCAATAAACTCACACTGTTTTTTCATATAGAATATTTCACAAAGTTTCCGTATATATATTTTTTGGAAAAACTATTTATGAATATGTCTTTGCATGTAAGTTATATTATTCCCCACCGAGATCGTGAAGGTCTTTTTCAATATAACCTAAATAGTCTCAAGGCACAAACTAATAAAGATTTTGAAATTATTATAATAGATAGTTCACAGGATTCCTCAAAAATAAAAGAGATTGTAACTCAATACAAAAAATTTTTAAATATTCGTTTATTTTTTGTAGACCCCAAAAAATGTATCTATGCTCACGACGGCAGCATTTATGGTAATAATTTCTGCCCCGCACTTCAACAAAATATAGGGGTTAAAAAATGTGATGGGGATATTATCGTCCTTACATCTCCAGAGATTGTCAATGCGTCCACAAATGTAAGTAAAATTATTAATAAATTTAAAAACAGAGACTCACAATTTTTATTAGGGTGGATGGACGAAATGAAAAAAGAAAATATAGCACCATGGATCAATTCGGGATACAACTTAAATCAATTAAAATCCCTCTGCGAGAACAATGCCAAAATTGGTGCGTGGTGTAAAGAGCATGATTGGCGACCAGCAAACTATTTTCTAGGAGTTCTCCTAAAAAAAGATTTCATTCATATTGGGGGAATAGAAGAGTCTTTCATGGGGGGAATTGCATGGGAGGATGATGAGTTCTCTCGTAGGTGTATTGATAATGATATAAAATGTTCTTTTGAGGGCGGTATTGGGGGCGTTCATCTCTCCCATCCACGCACTTATCAATGTGTCGGGGAGACGGCATGGGAAATTGATAGCATTAATGGAAAAATTTTTCACCAAACTTATAATCTCGTTGCTAACCAAAATCACGAATGGGGATCTTTTGAAACTATCATAGGGGAATATTAGTTTAAAATGAAAAATTATGCTGAAAATTTATGTAAATCTTTTCCGCTATGGAAGAGATTTTCTGAGCGGTTTAAATGGAACTTGGGAGACTATGACTTTAAATCCTACACAAACCCAGAAAGCATCCCCAAAAAGCAAAAAAGCACCTTTAGTAATTTTAAACAATTTTTTGATTGTGTATATATTGTTAATTTAAAAGATGAAGTAAGTAAATATGAAAAAACCCTCAAAATATTGAATTCCTATAACATCACAAATGTTAAAAGAGTTATCGCATATGACGCGATAAATAACCCTAAACAATATCGCAAACTAAAACGAATCCACGACCAAAGTGCTACTGAACATTGGAAAACAGAGGGTCTTTTCAGAGTCCCAGGAGCATTCGGAGTTCATATGTCTCATATTTGGATTCTTGAAGATGCAATTTCTCACAAATGGAAATCCATTCTTATTCTGGAGGATGATGTTGTATTACATCAGGATTTTTATGACCTTTTCATGCACCAGTATAAAAATTTACCCGACCATTGGAAAATGTGGCAGTTGGGGGCATCACAGCATGGCAACTGGAATGAATTGGAGATTAATGACAAAAATCAACTCTACAAAGTGAAACCAAAGACATATGGAGCTTTTGCGTATGCTCTTAAATCAGAAATTTTTGGATTATTGTGGAATGAATTTCAAAAACATAAATTGCCCAATGATGTAATTACGGGTAATATTGCAAATGAATATTATTCATCCAGCGCGTTTGTTTCTCATCCCAATCTAATAATTGCCGATATTATTCCCAGCAAGACACGGGGGGCATATAAAGAAACCTTAAATCCGCCACCAAAAAATGACGGTAAATTCAAATATCCCAAAACCCTTCATTTATATTGGGGAAAAACCCCTCTTTCATTTTTAAATTACTTAACCGTAAAATCTTTTTCCAAATATCACCCCCATTGGAAAATAAAGATTCATATTTCTAAAAATCCAACTCACCCTGCACTGAATAAAAGGGCATATAGCGGACCATGTTTTTTACAAAAAATAAAAAATATTCCCAATTTATCACTCCATCCAGTAGACTTAGATAATATTGGATTTAATAATGAAGGAGGTGACACCCACAAGAGTGAGTATTTTCGATATTATATATTAGAAAAAGAGGGCGGGGTTTGGTCTGATTTTGATATTCTTTATTTAAAATCTTTGGAGGGATCTTTTAATTTTACCGAAGAGAGTGTTATCTTTAAAAAAAGGTTTTTGGATTTGCAGTCTAAAGAACTTATTAAGTATCACCCTGTGGGATTGTTTTTATCACAACCAAAAAGTCGCTTTTTTAAATTTTTAAAAGAACAATGTGCAAACCAATATAACTCCACCAACTATCAACATGGGGGCACTAAACTATTTCAACGCTTATTTTCAAATGAAGGAAGCGTTTATGCCATTGATGAAGACTTACGAGAGCACATATTAACCCCCCAAAAACCCGCTTATTTACCTATAGAACGAAACAAGGTACATACCCTTTATGAATCCGGTTCTCCAAAAAAATTCACTTCCGATACCGTGGGCGTGTGCTGGTTTAATGGGACAAAAGAAAGTCAGGAATATAATTTAAAATTAAGTAAAAGGATAAACTGTTTTAATCCAGAATGCCCAATGGATTACCTAATCGAGCAATTCATCGCGTAATCCAACCCTGAACATTTAATTGCTTAGATCAGATGAAATCGTTTTTAAAATCCCTTTGTCTCTTCGACTCATATATCGATTAAAAATTGTCATAAAATCGTTTTCTTCAAATGTATCAAGATTGGTATGATTAAATTTATTAATAAATCTTTGTGAGTGGGGAGATCCGTTAAACCAGTGTATGCAGCACGAATTTTTTACCTTTCGTAACACTTCTTTGGGCGAGTGGGACGATTTAAAAAGCGTGCTCATCTGATACCACTTATAAGGGGCAAATACATCTATATTTACTAAACTCTTATCCCAATCATAATCATTCTCTAACATAAATTTACTTGCCACCTTATTAAGCATGGGGGTTCCGATACTCGAATAGTGGTCTGGATTTAAATTATCCCATACGGATTCTAATAATTTTTTCGTTATTTCACTGTCGGGATGAGAAAACACTATATATTGACAAAAATGTCGTTCGTTCGATTTTATCTCGTTCTGATGATGATTACAAAAAACAAATTTTGATTTATCATATACTTGAGAAGCGGTCGGGCGCTTATGTTTGGTGCCAAATCCCCCATTAAGTGAAATCGCTAACTCTCGTATATCCTTATAGGAATCATAAGGGGTCGCCTTCACCACCCTTTCAATTGAGTTAACCCAAAAAGTATCCATGTCTAACCACATTCCGCCTGATCGGGTCAATATTTTTAAACGTAAGAAGTCTGATTTAATGACTTCTGATAAATAAAATGGAATCCCCTCAAACCCAGATTCAAAATCGATTTCCACCACCTTAATGTCCATTTTTAGTAATTCTTTTATATAATTAGATGAGGTATATTTTTTCTTATTTTCAAAACCAGTCCAAGAATTATAAACAAATCTTCGTTTGGGGTAGTATAATACCACTTCCCAATCAGGATTAAATTTTTTAAAAGTATAAAGCGTTAAATAATGCAAAAAAGATAAATTGGACATATCCCAATAAGTGAACGCAATTTTGGGAATAGAATTGAAATATTTTATATTAGGGGGACAATAAATTTGATTTTTGGGCGCGTTTGCATAATCTGGATTTTCTATGAGTCGTGCTTGAAGGCATATTTTTTCCGAACGGAAGGGCACTTCATCTAACTTTGTTATTTTCTCTTTAAGAAGACCTTTAACTATTTCTAAAAAAAATTCCTCGGTGTGCTCATAAAATACTTTTTGATTTTGTTTCCACTGGGTATAGATTTTTTTATTTTTGGAATCTGCATTAATTTTGTAAGAAGGGTTTGGTTGATGATATTGGTGAACTACAAATACTTTCTCGGTAAACGGATCAGGAATTTCGATGTTTAACCCTGCTTGATATTTTAGTGACATAACAAAACCATCATCATCAAAGCAATACCCTTTGTAGTAATCTGAATTAAATCCGCCAACTTCTTCTAATTTTGTCTTATAAATGGCAGAACAGTAATGATATCCCGAAGTGATCGATGGTGCGGTTGGTTGAGGATGATTATACCAATAAACTCCCGAATTGACTTTATCTTTATTTATTTTCGCCAATCCCTTATCAAAAAACACCATATCATATATGGTTTTTCTAGAATTTAATATCTCCTGAGTTGCTTCTTTTGAGTGAGAGGTATAACAGGCATAACTTATATATTTGTCTTTAGTTAAGTTTTTTAATGTGTATCCTAAAATGTTTCCCTCATGGATACACTCGGGACTTTGAATAATAATAATATCCCCTTGCGCTTTTCTAAATCCTAAATTATAAATTGCGCCTGGGTTTACTATCTCACGCTGGTTCCGTTTAGTTATCACCTTTAACAATTCAATTGGAAATGAATATTTTGCTAGGATATTGTCGATTTCATGGCGTTTATTACTATTGTCGTCCACAATAATAACTTCAAAATCATATTTACCTGTGTAATCAGTTTCAAATTTGTCTAAAGTGCTCTGTAATAATTCTTTACGATTGTGATACGCCATTACAATGGAGAATTTCATATGATTATAATTATCTCACATCTCAATTAAGATATCAAAAAATCTTCCCAGGGGCGCGGGATTTCCCCGTGAATATAAGTAAAAAAATTTAATCTAGGTTGAGATGGTTTTTTCTTAAGGATTAAATTTGCATCTTGTGGTGATTTGTCGCCTTTATGTGTATTACACCGATGGCACGAGGTAACTAAATTGTCCCAAGAGGTTTTGCCCCCTTTTGATCGGGGAATTACATGGTCAATAGTAAAATTTTTCTTATTTAATCTTTTTCGGCAATATTGACATTCGCCACGATCTCTTATAAGGATATTAGTTCGGGTTAATTTAACCCCCCACGGCAATTTAAAAATAAAGTTGACTAATCGCACAACGGCAGGTAATTTAAACTTTTTATTTGGTGAATTAACCCATATATCTTCATATTCTCGGATTATCTCAATTTTCTCTTGGAAGTACATCGTCATCGCCTTTTGCCACGAAACTTGTTTAATTGGACGATAACTTGCGTCTAAAACTAATACATGTTGCATATCTATTAGTATATAGAACTTTATACTTCATAGAGTAAAAAGTCAAGGCAAAAAAAAAGGGGCAAATGCCCCCTTCAAAAAATCTTATTTTTTAATTATGATTATAGTGAGACGCCGAGTCCAAGACCCAAAACGTGTGCCGTAGATGACAAATCGCTACCTGTCGAATCAAGCATATAAAATGCTGTCACACTCATTGTATCGTTCACACCCTTGGTGATACCAATGGACGCACGGTTGCCCGTAATACCATCGGCGTTTGCGCGAAGTTCGTCCGAAACGCCTAAAGTAATACCTCTTATTTGAGTGCTCATATCAAGTGCAGTGCGACCACTCAAGGTGTCAAATCCACTCAACTCAATTCGAGACGCGCTATCGATATTTAAATCACCGCTCAATAGTCGAAAAACACCCCCAACATAAGGTCGGTGCTCACCAGCACTTGTATTCCGATACCCCACAGAGACGCCCATAAGATCATTAACCTTAAAACCAAGGTTTAAATCAGTATGTTGACGTGCCAACGTTGGACCAGAAATGTCACTAAAACGAAGTTCTTCTTCTACGTTTAAGGTTACATTATCTGCAACACCACCTGTAACATTCAAAGTAGTCCAAACGGATGTCTCCGCTGCCATCGCAGTATCCGCCCAAAGCGCGATACCAATTGCGGCGAATCCAAACGCCAGTATTTTTTTCATTTTGTTAGTCATTTTATTAACTCCTTATATTTCCCTAATTGGGAAAGCCACAAATAGGATTCGAACCTACGACCTACGGTTTACAAAACCGTTACTCTACCGGACTGAGTTATTGTGGCATTTGTTATTTGATTGTGTGCTCACAGGGGGATTCGAACCCCCACGCTGCTTAAGCAAAAGATTTTAAGTCTTCCGTGTCTACCGTTTCACCATGCGAGCAAAATTTCCCACCTTTCCCATGATCTGCATTTTTGCCAAAATAGAGCACTTCAAATTCTGAAGTTTCTGCCTTATAAGCACAATGAAGATGAAGCAAATGTCGCATTAATAACTCCAATGGTCTTTTTTCAATCGAAATGATCGTGTTCGGTATTCCATTTTCCTTATAAATAAATTTATACATTATTTTTTTTCCTTACAAAACTCACTCCTACACGGTGAATTACATCGTGTATAGCATTTTCCAAACTCATGGGAGTGATTAATGGTCCTTTGACAGATCACTGAGCAATCTGATGTACATTTAAAAAAAGTTTCATCACAATAAAGATGAGAACTAGAAGTGCTGCATGGGTTAGGATTTACCAAAAAAAATACAACAAACGCAAGACCTCTCACTTTTTATCTCCATCTCATTTTTAGATCATATCACCCTAAATGGTGCCTGTCAACATAAATCAACTTAACTTTCGCTGTATTAAATTTTTTATTTTCTTATAAAAATCAATTAAACGTACAGATACAAAAACAAACGAAGCGACCGGGATTATAAAAATATAAATAATTATTTCCCTTAACCTCATCTTATTAATTATTAAAATTGTTCTTCTTCAGTAGAATTTTTTAATGCAAGTGTGGAAGACTCTCCGTCAGAAATAACTTGAGAAATTTTGTCAAAATATCCAGTTCCCACTTCACGTTGATGCTTGACTGCTGTAAATCCGTGAATCACTTCATCAAATTCATTTTGCTGTAATTCGGAATAAGCAGACATGCCTCGCTCAGAGTATTCCTTAGCGAGAGTAAACATGCTATGGTTAAGGGCATGAAAACCAGCAAGAGTCACAAACTGAAACTTGTATCCCATTGACTCCAACTCCTTTTGAAATTTAGCAATTGTTTCCTTATCTAAATGTTTTTCCCAATTAAATGAGGGAGAGCAATTATATGCTAATAATTTATTGGGATACTTTTCATGAATGGCATCTGCAAATTTTTGTGCTTCCTCTAGCGATGGAGTAGAAGTTTCTAACCAGAGAAGATCGGCGAAAGGCGCGTAAGATAGACCTCTCGAAATGCCCATCTCAATTCCGCCTGTAATTTTATAAAAACCCTCTGGGGTCCTTTCGCCTGTAATAAATGGGTGATCCCTCTCGTCTATATCGGAAGTTATGAGTTTTGCTGAATTAGCATCTGTTCTGGCAATTATGATAGTGGGTGTGTCGCATACGTCGGCAGCAAGTCTTGCCGCAGTCAATGTTTTAATAAATTGTTTGGTGGGAACAAGGACTTTGCCGCCCATGTGCCCACACTTCTTTTCTGCCGCCAATTGGTCTTCAAAATGAACACCCGCAGCACCCGCTTCGATCATAGACTTCATGAGTTCATATGCGTTCAGCGGACCACCAAATCCAGCTTCAGCATCGGCAATAATCGGTGCGAAATAATCATGTTCAGGTTGACCTACAATACCGCCCTCAACACACTCAAGTTGATCTGCTCGCTGGAATGCTTTATTTATTTTTCTTACAACAGCAGGGACGCTATTGACGGGATATAAACTTTGATCGGGGTACATATCCCCTGCTAGATTTGCGTCTGCTGCGACTTGCCATCCACTTAAATAAATCGCTTTGAGTCCCGCCTTTACTTGTTGAACTGCTTGATTGCCAGTTAAGGCACCTAGGCACCGAACGGCATCTTCCTCATGTAACATTTCCCATAATTTCTTTGCCCCATCAGTTGCAAGCGTATATTCAATCTTTTTACTTCCACGAAGATTCAATACTTCTTCTTTAATATATGTTCGTTCAATTCCATCCCATCTATATGGTGACATATTTCTTACTCCTTCCTTTATTCAATTATTTCGTAACACTCTAGTGTTAAAAAATCTTTTAAATTATCTGACATGCACATATCTTTTATCAAGTTAAATATAGTTTCAAAATTTTTATTTTTTTCATATTTTCTGGATTCTTCTCTCAACACTTGATTAAAATATGTTTTATTCATAACAACGCGATTACTTAAAACAATCTCATGTTTTATCCACTGCCAAATTTGGGCACGACTTATTTCTGCCGTTGCTGCATCTTCCATTAAATAATTAATTGGTACGCACCCATTTCCCTTAATCCACGAACTGATATAGAGAAATATGATATTAATATTTTCACGCAACATTTGCTCGGTGCAATCACCAATCGGGGGAATAATCAAATCACTTATAGTAATATCTCGGTTTAATGATGACTTGGTGCCTATTTGGTTAAGGGCGGGCATGTGTTCATCAAAAATGGATTTAGCAATATGTACCAAAAAAGGATGAGCGACCCATGTTCCATCATGTCCAGATTGTACCTCCCTGAGTTTACCTGCTTTTACTTTTCTCATCGCAATATCATTTGCTTCGGGGTCGTTTCCAATAGGTATCTGTGCTGCCATGCCCCCTATCGCATGAACCCCGCGCCGATGGCAAGTCTTTATAAGTAATTGAGAGTAGGATTTCATAAAATGAGAACCCATATCCACCGTGGAACGATCCGGTAACACATAATTTTTATCATGTTGGAAGGTTTTTATAAAACTAAAGATATAATCCCATCGACCACAATTTAGACCGGCAGAATGCTCTCGCAACTCGTATAAAATTTCATCCATTTGAAGAACCGCAGGAAATGTTTCAATTAAAACAGTCGCCTTTATAGTTCCGGGGGGAATTTCTACATATTTTTCTGCAAAATTAAAAATTTCCGCCCACAACCTTGCTTCCCTGGAGTGTTCTAGTTTAGGGAGATAAAAATAAGGTCTTGTTCCATTTTTCAAAAGTTCTTTATAGTTATGAAAGAAGTATAGACCAAAATCAAAAAGACATGCGCGAATACGATCACCACCAACCAGATAATTCTTTTCTTCTAGATGAAGACCTCTTGGTCGGACAAATAGAACGGCAGTATCACTTTCCAATGTATACTTTTTCTTTTGGTTTGTACATGTTATGGTTTTTCTTACCGCGTCATAAAGATTAATTTGTCCATTAATGCAATTATCCCACGTAGGGGAATTAGAATCTTCAAAATCGCACATATAAACATTTGCACCTGAATTAAGGGCGTTTA